TTTTAATGGCAATTCAGAATTCTCTTGTTGCATTTTATATTCAGATACGTCTGCACAATTGGTGACTGACCTCCAGGACTTCTTGGGCCATATGCGTGTTTCTTGAGGCGAATCTTTACAGTACATAAGAGCGTCGTAAAATGTTGAAAAATAACCCAGAATTCGAATACAAGGTCCATTGCTTCTTATTTGACGAAGCGTATTCGCCATATTGTAAACAAAAAAACTATTTTCCATAATGTATTTCGTTATGTACACTGATGTTTGCAACAAAAAAATGAATTAAGAGATTGAAACTTTAAAATTATTTATTTGTGAGTTTGAATTGCTTGTACACACTCATTGTCCATTATTAAATCAAAATGTCAACAATTAGTGCTTTTAAAGACCTTGACTTGAACTCCATTGTGTGCGATAAGCCACCAAGATCTACAGGAAACAAAGCCAAACTAGTGTTTTTAACAAAGTGTTCAAACATTAGTTCTGGTAAAACTACTCAAAGGTGGCCCATTAGGCCTTCAGATGACACTTGTGAAAAGTTTACTCTAGAGGTTGAAGGTACAGAGGACCTCAATGGAGCATTAAAGGCTTTTGACCAAAGAGTGCGTAAACTAGCATTTGAAAACAAGAGCACTTGGTTTTCCAAGAATGTGGCTTCTGAAATTACAGCTGAGAATGATTTGAAGCAAATGCACCACAGTTGCCTTACAAAAGGCAACGACAAGCCTGATGGTTCAAAGTATCCTGATACCTTCAAGGTCAAAGTGTCTGGTTGGAAGGACTATGTGCAGCAAGTCAAGTACAAGGGGGAAGGGGACAAAAAGTTTCCAGTGGATGTGCAGTGGAAGTCACGCATTCTTGACAGCGTGGGCAACGGAGGTCCAGAGGACCACCAGACCAAATTTTACTTGAGCCAAGGGCGCGACATGGCTACTGGCAAGCAGCGCATGGTAGCCAAGGTTCCAAGCCAAGACCCTGCAGGCAACCAAATGCGAGACTCTAACGGTAACTTAATTTGGGAAGCAGTTGGTCCAAAGCACTGCCAGCCAGGATCTGAAATTACTGTGGTACTGTCTGGCACTGTTTGGATTGCTGCAAAGTTTGGAGTTTCCTTTACTGCAAAGCAAGTATTTATTACGCCTCCTCCACCCAAAGCGCGAAACATTGTGGAGGGCATTGAAATTGTTGATGTGGTAGACCCTCTTTTAGCAACAAGAGCTGTTCAACTAGCTGTTCAATGCGATGACTTGCGCAACCTTGATGAAATTCCTGCTGATGAAGAAGACACCTCCTCCAATAAAAATGACGTCTTTGAAAGTGCTCCTCACTATGCAACTTACATTGAAGAAACACTAAATGTGAGCGGTGCAGAAGCAGTGACAAATAGTCCAACAACTAAGCGCGCATCTACTGCAAAAGCACCAAGTGCTGCTAAAAAGACTAAAAAAACTACTAGTATGGAAGATGAGTTTTAAATAAAGTTTTAAATATGCATTCTATAATTAATTTCAATTTAATTTTAAACACTACTACCTCCACGTAGCCTTAACACAAGGTGCAATGTGCTTTCTTTTTGAATGTTATAATCGCTCATGGTGCGACCTTCCTCAAGCTGCTTTCCAGCAAAAATAAGCCTTTGTTGATCAGGAGGAATACCTTCTTTTTCTTGAATTTTTGCCTTTACAGTTTCAATGCTGTCCGAAGGCTCAACATCCACAGTAATGGTTTTTCCAGTTAAAGTTTTAATAAAAATCTGCATTTGTTTATTATAGGATCATTTACATACCAACAAATTTTTAATCGCACCTTTACTTTGGTCCATGAGTTTTTTTAAATGTTAATGACTTTTTTAAAATTGCTCGTTCAGTTGCTTCTCGAACAAAGCGAGGCATCTCTGCAGCAGTAATTGTTTCTACTTGATCTGATGCCTTGTGAGGATGTTTAATAAGTTTATGGTCTTCTGTTGATGTCAAAGCCAGCTCAAGGCGCAACTCGTCAAAAGCCTTATTTTTTTCATCAAGGGCCTTATACGGATCTATAGGCACCTCTTCAGCTCTAACCTCGGCTTCATGAAAAGTCGGAGGTTTCATATTTCGTACTTCATTAAAGGCACTAGTTTCTGCATGGAAAAACAATTGTTTTGATTTTTTCTTATTTAATGTTGGACCCACAAGATCAAAATCAGACATTTATTTGTTCTTTACAGATAAATTATGTTAAATTGGGCGCAATATCTTTTACATAAATAAATACACATGGCTCGTCAAAAGAAAAAGATGTTGTCCAAAAAAAAGAGTACGTCAAAACGTAGCATGTACAAGGAATTTTCCATGTCGAATAATCGAATCAACCTTGGATCTCTTGATGCAAATTTAAAAGCACTTAATTATTATGTATCAAAAAAAAAACGTAAATCGCCCACAAAACGTAATTAAAAAATATTTTTTTTAAAGACAAACAATTGAACAAATATTTTACAATAATAAATGACTAGTACATCAGAAAAATATATTACTGTTGTTATTCATGCAGGGCATGCTAACAGGATTTTTATGATTGGTGCTGCGATGTATATTGCAAACCTTACCAACAGAAAATTTGTTGTTATTGAAAAGCTTGTTCAACCCAACATTCATAAAAAAGATTCGTGCGTGGCTTTTGAAAAATTTATGTCGTTGTTGCCTAAATTTAATGGTTCGTTTGCTAAACAAACATATTATTGTGAGAAAGTTTGCAATGAATCTTTACAACTAGCTGTAAACTATATATCAAATTTGAATGATGATCTTGTTGTGCTTCGCGGATATTTTCAAACTAGAGAATCTCTTCATGAAGAAATCCGAGAACTTTTATTACAAAGTTTTAATGTAGCTGTTTCCCAAAGACCACCACTATCAAACGAATTGTCCAAGTATGGATTTTTTATTCATGTACGAAGGGGAGACTACATTGGGTTAAAATTAATGGACTTAAAATTTGATTATATATCATCAAATGGGTATTACAGTAGTGCAATAGAGTATTGTAAATCCATGTCCAATGAAGGCGAACTGCCTATAGTTATTTCTGATGATCCAGAGTGGTGCAAAACTCAAAACCTTTTTAAAGGAATGCAAATTTTGCCTAAAGGTTCTGCAATGCAGGCTCTCTTAGAAATGTCAAAGTGTAACGGATCTGTATGTGCAAACTCTTCAATGTCATACATTGGTTCTTGGCTTCAAAATCCTAGAGGAACAACAGTTATGCCGAGGACTTGGTTAGGAATACCTAAAGCACAAAAAAATCTTGAAAAGGGCAACTTTTGGCCTGATTATGCAATTCTTTTTTAAAACACTTACGCAATAAAATTAAAAAAAAATATGTTTAAATAGCTTACAAAACGTAATTAAAAAATATTTCAAAAATTTTTAGTTATCCATTTCATTCATATCTTTATCAAAGTAACCTCGAACCTGAGCTCCATAACGAGTTAATTTGTGTGCACGATCCAAGTGCCTTGATGCAAGACGAAAGCTGTTTTCGTCTTTACGCAGTTGTAGCTCAGTCTGTGCGTCAGTGCACCTGACACCCTTTTTGAAATCATCCCACGTACGACCAGGGCAGTACCCTCCACGAATCTTGCGAGACTTTTTCATCATCTTTTTGTTGCTGCGCTTCTTGCTTCTAGATGTTTTTGAACGAACCATTTTATTAGTAGAAGATTTGGTACTTGCTCGAGTTGACTTTTTTTTAGTTACCAAAATTTTTGCTGCAGTTAAATCTTTAATTGGATTTGTAAGGCCCACCGTTTTAACAGAATCAACTTTAACAAATGCATTATTAATTATACTTTTTTGAATTATTTCATTTGAAGAAGTACTTATAAAGGTGCTTTGAATGCTTGAACTAACCAATTTACATACAATATTGTAAACTCCATTTGTAAAATAACGAAGTACTCCAAATGGTTTTAATGCATCTGATGCTTTAATTGATTCTCCAGTATATAGTGCTATTAACGTAAAAGCAGCAAGGGTGCTAGTAACTTCAAATGAGCTTATGCCTCCAGTAAGAACAAGGTCCTTCGAGGTTGTTACTAGTGCTTTGTACGAAGGAACAAGTGCTTTTGACCACTGCATATAGTCCCTTGGCTGAGGTTTTACAAGTGCTTTGTAAGAAGGAACAAGAGCTTTGGACCACTGCACAAGTTGCTGTGAAGAAGCCCCAATTGGTATCATTAGCTGTTTTTTAGAATTTGCAACTTGTTCATTGACTTGTGAAGAAGCCCCAATTGGTATCATTAGCTGTTTTTTAGAATTTGCAACTTGTTCATTGACTTGTTGAAGCAATTCAAATCCAGACTTTTCAGTGTAGTTTTTGTATGCGTAATGCAAGTTTTTTTCGGCTTCATGTTGTTTGTGGCTTTCGTAGCCGCTGTCAGAACTGACTGACAATGACTGTTCCAAACGAAGCAAAAAGTCTCCCATTACACTGTCCCAAGCAAGTTTTATGTACTTGAACGTTAAATCAAACACACGAATTTCCGCGCTTGCGCTTTGTTTGCAAACAACAACTACGCTATTAAAAATACGTTTTTGTAAGTCTTTTTTTGAAACGACATTACCAATAGTAATAAGAGCCCAAAAAATGTAAAGTCCTGCACACACAATAGTGCTGATTTGAGCACTCAAAGAATTAGGAGCACACAAGCTTGAACTAGATCCGCCTTCTACCACAACTTCCTTTACAGGTGTCATTAATTTAGGACTTTCATCTATTTGAGTTTTGATGCTTTCCAATAGTTCGTGCGACAATTCCACTGCAAGAGGAGGCGCAGTACCTAAACTCCCATTAGAAATGTCAAATATTTTTTCAATTGCTTCAACTCCAGAAATTTCAGGGTGTGCTTGCAAACTGGCTTGTACAACTTGAAGCGTTTGCAAAATTTGTCTTTCAGTAGGCTCTTTGCTCATTACTGAACTCATCATTGCATTCGACATTTATTATGTATGCGGTATATATCTGACAAAAGTTGGTATGTACATGTTGTTTTAAATAAACAATGAGTCGTAAATACAAAAGGCCTTTAGGATTTCTAACATGGGCCCTTGAGCGTGCAGATTTTCGTAATTGGAGATTGTCGTTGCGCAACTACTCCAACAAAGTGAGTCCTTGGTACTAGTTTACTTTTTTTTAAATAAATTAAATGTTAAAAGTCCTAGGCTTACAAGTCCAATTAATGAACCAACTGCAACTGTTGTTGAATTTACATTTGCAGAATAAGAAGTTGATGGAGTTGAAGGTAAATTTTGATTAGGATCTACTCCAAAGCCTTTACTAAAGTTTTTACGCTTAAGAATTTTATTTTTAAATGCCAATGAAGCATTGTTAGAATCTGCAAGTGCCTGCAAATCAATGCTATGATTTTCACTTTGACTTCCTACAGTGCTGCATGTGTACACATTGGAAGAACTTTTAATAAATGCTTCGTCTGAATTGCAGGCACTGCTGCACACAGGCCCCCCAGAATCCTTGCTTAATAATATGTTGTAATTATTAGGACATGTAATTTGCCGCAAGTACGTCTTTTTTAAGCACACTGGCGGATTGCGCTGACTTGACGAAGCTTTTTGGATGTCGTTTGTGTTTGATTGCTGCACATAGTAGCGACCATCGTCAGGACAGCTATTCCATAAGTTGGGATCTGCAGGAATCACATTGTTAGGGTACTGGTATGCGCACCCTGGATCAGGAGTATCAATCCAAGGACCTAGGCCTTCTGATTTTGCAGGACACATTGACCTACATGCAAACGTGTAATTTGTGCATTGCAAAGCACCATTGGGACAATACGAAATTGGTTCATAACCATCGGCGCAGGTGTCATAACACAAATTTTGAGATTCATTTGTAAGTCCGAGAGCAGCATTGCCAAGAACCATTCCTTCTGGACACTCCAGGGATCCATCAGGAACGCCAAATGATTCTTGATATTCTTTGAGTGCAGAATATTTTGTTAAAAATTGCTTGTACTCTTCATTCGATAAACCTATTTCAGTTTGATTAAAACTTTTATTCATGGCTTTTGGGCCTTGCAAATCAATTGAAGAATATTTTACATTAATGTTTTGCAAGGGTGCATTATTTACTTGTAGGCCCAACACATTGTCAAATAGAAGCAAGCTATTGGGATTTGGTTTGCTTGGAACAGTAAAGGGCAAATGACAACGTCCTGGCGTTTCATTTTGAATGCACTTTTTTTCAACCAAGTTGCCCATTACATCTAAGGCTACTGCACATTTATTGGATATTGCATAAAACTCTACATAATCAAGAAACGAATTAAATGTTGGTTGACCTGTATACGTTGCTTCACATGTTGCAATGCAAGTAGTTTGAAAAAGGTCCTGCACAAATCCGCTGGGACAATCTGGCATACACCACTCCAATGAAAAAAAGTCATTTACATAAGGCAACGTTCCATATGGACAACTTGAACCTTGCTTGGTAGGCAAAGGCTTTGCACTACAGCCTTTTTGCACACCCCCACCAGGAGTACCAGGAGTCACGCTAAAATATAACGGATTAAAATATTGTGGATTACAGTACACTGAATTTAATGGACTCTGATATGTTACTTGAGTAGGATCAAATGGATTTTTGGATGTATCAATTGGCAAAAAAAGACAATTGCCTCGATTTGTTGGGTCTTGGATGGTCCCTACTGGGCAATTTGAATAACAAAATTGGCCTAACAAGGTCGTTTCTTGCCACGCATTTGGCAATTCGCAAAATGCAGTATTAAATGCATAACACTCAGTGTAAGGTTTTCCATTTAATGGAGCAAGACTTGTAGTGCTATCGTTGTAATTGCCCAAGTAATTTAGTGGAAACAATGGATTTACAGTGTGTCCATCGCTTTGATAAGGACCTGTAAGTGCTAAAACATCAACAGGACTTTTAGACTGACTTAATGTCACCAAAGGACCTGTTCCTTCAGGGCATGTTTCCCACAGTTCGACGCATGCACTTGGACATACAGTTGGACAATTAAATGTAGTGCCAACCTGTGCAGTGCCTCCTGATGTTGTTGTTGGAAACACTCTGCACATTGAAGAAGTTTGATTCACCTTTAGGCTGCCTGATGGAAGTCGAATGCAAGGATTCACACAAGGATCATTAAGTGCACTCTTTTCGCATGTGCCTGTAAAGGGGTCTGACTGCGCACCTTGATAGCTTGCTGTACAAGTATTTGGTTGCCAGGGTCCATTAAATTGAGTTAAGGACCACCACACTGAATTAGGTTGATTAGGATTATGGCCTTGATTTGAGACTTTCAAACTAAAATAATAATTTGTATTGTAAACAATGTGATCGTATTGTGCATATGTTTTAATAGGAGACCAAAGTGTGGCTTGAATCCAATGATACCCATTAGCACCGTTGGACACATAAATCCAACTGCTTGGATCGCTCGGATTCTTTTTTAATTGAAACGGATTATCGTAATCCGTCATTTATTTATTTAGTCTTTTTTGAATCGTTGCATTCAATCTCACTATTGAGCGTGCAACAAGAATAATTTCCATGGTACATGATTTAGTAAAGAAATGTCGTTAAAAAGGTCTAGGGAACCTGATGAAACTGAAGAGTTTCAACAATTGTCAATTCCAAGGGTTTTGAGTCTGTTAGAGTCTGATCCTAACAGTACTCAAACAGGAAACGTAGACGAAACCTTAATTAGTGAGAGCGACATTACTGTACAAATTGCCAAACAGTGTTTGCAACATTTGCATACACATTGGACTTCAAAGGTTCAGGACCATGACAATATGGCGCACGTAGCAGCAGAACGCTTTGGTCTTTTACAGGAATTTATGGCGCATGACTTGGTACCTTTTGGTCGTAGTGGACTCGAGCGCCAGTACGACTTAAAACAACTTGTTTTAATTCGACTTAGGTACGCATTTATTCGTCTAGGCATTATGGACTCTGAAGACACAACTGACGACATTGGTGGCACAGTGTTTCGCAGCATGTTTATCAAAATTCACGAGTGCTTGAGAAGACTGTATGACTGTTTAATGACAAACTTGTTGACAAAAAAGTGTTTAGATCCTCAATGGGCTTCCGAGTGTCCAAGCCAGCTAGATCCTTACAATGTGGTGCCATTTGATCAGAGTAAATTAAGCACTTTGCAGTCGTTTCTGTTTTTTGTGCTTGACCAATTGCAAAAACAAAATTTAAAACGGTACAATGGATGTTGTTATGAAGAAATTGAAAGCCCACCGTTGCTAATAAAAGGTAAACTACAAAGGCACAAAACTCATGCTTGGAAACGTTTATGCGACATTGGAGAATTTGTTCTGAGCTGTGCTCCTAAAGAAACTCATTTTACAATGTGGCAAAACATGTTATCAGGTGACACCAAGTCAAAAACAATACATCATTTAGAATCTGGCTATGAAACTCAATTTCCTGACTTGGTACCTGACAGGCATTGGCATGCCTTTCCAAACGGACTGTACAGCACCAATTACAAGACTTTTTTTGAGTGGGGCAACCCTAAAATTAATGCTAGCATAGTGGCATGCAAGTACCACGAAGACATGTTTCCAACAGAGATTTTGACACAAGAATGGACCTCAATTGCCACTCCATATTTTCAAAAAATTTTGGACACTCAGCTCAGTCACATTGTACACGTCGAAACTGATGTTTCTGGGTTGCCTTTAAAAAACAACCTTGGCGACCTTGTTACAACCCCTGAAGGACATCTCGTAATCATGTGGGCTTTTGTCATGTTAGGACGCTTATTGTACGAAGTAAATGAAAAAGATTCTTGGCAGGTCCTTCCATTTTTTATAGGTCGCGCTGGCACTGGCAAGTCTCTTATTTTAAGCACCGTAAAATCATTTTACGAGGACAATGATGTGGCTATTGTTTCAAATGACCAGCAAAAAGGATTTGGACTTGAAACTGTGCATAACAAGCTTTTATGGCTTGTAAAAGAAGTAAAACATGATTTTAGTATTGATCAAGCTCAGTTGCAGTCAATGATTACAGGAGAGGAAATGTCTATAGCGCGCAAAAACAAAACTGAGCTGCAGGTCGTCTGGAAAACACCTGGTGTACTTGCTGGAAATGAGCTTGCTAATTGGTCTGACAATTCTGGTTCAATTTCAAGGCGCCTTATTTTGTTTTACTTTAACAAAAGGGTGCCCAATAGTGACCCCAATTTAAGTTCCAGGCTCAAGCAAGAATTGCCTTGCATTTTACACAAATGTTGCTTGGCTTACGCTTCAGCAGTTATAAAATATGGTAAATGTGACCTTTGGAGCGCGAATCCTGATTATGTTCAAGGCAGTCCTGGCTCAAAAACAATATTACCAAGCTACTTTCACACCAATAAGACGTCTTTAAAGCAACAGACACATCTTATGGAAAACTTTTTGTGCAACAAGGATCAAGTGCATTGTCCTGGACTTGCAAGCGGCAGAGGCATGCCTTACGAATTAGATCACGAAGGTCGTACTTCGTTTAAAACAATGGCAAATGTGTTTTTTAAGAAGCAGGACGTTAAAGGAGGTTTTCCATGGGCAAAAGAAGACCGCTATAGGTGTACTTTTGATGATTTTAGTTTAGAAGTAAGGCGTTTAACTGTTCGAGACATTACCCTAGGACGTAACAAGTACCAAGGGCATGATTACCCTGTGGATACAAACTGGATTTTTGGTGTATTGCCCAAAAGCGAATTGCTTGACGATGAATAAAAAACTAATGCATGTACTGTATGCGTCCTTAACATCATAATAATTTGTAAACATTAAAATTATGCAATTATTTCATCCTTATTTTTTAGAAACGAGCGAATTGTTTGAATTGCACTAACTGGAAGCATTAGAACATTGACACTTTGCGTAACAACGGCGCACACAGCATACTCTACTTGAGCATAAGGTCTCCAAACTGCCATAAAGGAATTAAAAGAGGCCCAAGTGCTTATAACAATAATTGCACTTAATGTTTTTACGTCTGTTGTGCTTACTATTGTTGAAATCATTTTATTCCAAACGTTTTGAAACGTGGATTCTGGCAAAAACGACAGTACATACCTTAAATTTTCATACACGGCTTGAGCTTCTTCAATTTTATGTTGGTTTCTAAATATGAGGTATGCAATGCCCCCAAGCAAAAAGGCCCTCGTCAAGAGGCGAATGTTGGGGTCACAAATATAAAATTTTCCTCCTGCAAGAACTTTGCTTTGCGTAGCCTTGCTTTGCGTAGCGGAGCGCTTTCGTAAAACAAGGCGCTTATGTAAATTTAATCTACTAGAATGTCTTGATTTAATATTCATTTATTTAATATAGCTATTTCAAAACAGTTTTTTTGCACTTTTTGTTCGTTTTTTATGAATATTCATTGCGACGTGCACAACAAATTCTGAAATTGATTGACCATTTGATAGCACGTGGTTTAATGTAAATGGAAATTTTTCAGTTTGATTTGCAAGCTTTTGCCGCACTTCATTTAAAAGACGTCTACGAACAGTAATAGGATCTTCCATATTTATTTTTAAGGATTTTCGCGATAGCCTTTGCTTGCTAACTCGAAAAAATAAAAAATTGTTTTATTATATTGACAATATTGACTTCTGTCAGTAACAGTTTTAAAAACACGTAAATCATCTAACTTTTTACAAATGGTTTGAAGTTTTTCAAACATGTTACGTGATTTAGCGTAATCTTTGTCCATATATGTTTTATATATGTTACCAAGTATGATTGCTGCTGCACTTGTAATCTGGTGTTTGTTATAATCTTTTTTATATTCACCGCTAGCTTCAGTTAATAAATCAATGTACTTTGCAAGTGCAGGTTTAGTAGGATTAAAATTGAACGTTGTATCTGTGGACCAATTATATTGATAAAGTAAACCTACTTCATTTTCACATTGTCTAGTAATCATAAAATGTTGAATGTATGAAAGTGCAGCTGTAACGTGATAATGATAAATTTCCGTTTCATCAGGTTCACCCTCTGGGTCCTTATAAAATTTAAGTAATTGCTTTAAAAAATCCCAATCAGCTTCTCTTATTTGGATTTCCATTAATTTAAAATATTTTATGTAAGGTGGTAGATATTTAGGAGGTGCAGCAACAGTATTTCTAGGAACAACAATAGGTTCTTGTAATGATCCTGTTTCAGTTACAAAAGGACGTCGTTCACGCATAGGATTAATGTTTTGAAAATGTTTCGTGCTTGGACTTTTTGATATTAAATTAAAATTTCCATTTCTAAATTCATCAAATTGTTGTGTAGTAAACTCTTGTTTAGAATCCTTTCCTTTTGACTCAAAAAACTTTTCAGTTTCACTTGTTCTGCATACTGGTAGATTGCAAGAAGGATGTTTAAGAACTTCCTTGTTGTATTCCTCAATTTGATCCTCGTCTTTAAGGATTTTGCATACGTCTTTAGGAACTTCACCAAACCATAGGTTCGCAATACGTTTAGCCTTTTTAGTAACCATACTACAATCAGTTACTTCGTTTCTTGCAAGAGCAATTTCCAAATTCTTTTGTCGTTGACGAGATGAATTTGGACCAGAAATTGTACCAATTTTTGAAGCTACACGGTAAACTCCTTTTGTAACTTTTGAAAAAGGACCATTGTATTTGTACAACGAAGAACCTTCTGGACCTTGTTCAATAATTTTTTCTTTTAGAGGACCCAACAAAGGTCCTTTCCAATGTTTAAAATCATAATTGGTTTTTCCAAAGCCGTAGGTAGGTTCTTGTAGAAATCGTTCATCATTTTTAACATTTCTTCGTTCAGTTTCAGATAATTTTGATTTAAGTTCTATTTGCCAGTTTTGAAATTGTTTTGCCAGTAAGGCCCATTCGGATTCATTTTTTTCTTTAGATGTTTTTTTAGCCTTATTTAACGCTTGTGTAAAACTTACAAACGGAGTACCATTATCACGTAGTTGAGTTCTTAATATATCTGAAATGTACTTATAAAATAGTGAAGTTTTATCACTGTACAAATCCCTGGCTGCATTTACTAAAACGTTTGCTGTAGGAATTAACCAGTAACCACCTTCAAGCTCATTATTTAAAACGCGCCTTTTTTTTAAAGACCTTGACCTTGACTTTCTTAAAGATCTCATTTATTTATATTAAGTATTACATGTACATGAATGAAGCTGCTTTAATTTTTATGAGTTGTAATTTATTAAATTTTTTAAAATTGCAAAGTCCATTTAAAGTAAAATGAATCAAAGACTTGAAGACGCTTACGAATGGATTTTGTACTTGATTCCACATGAACACAAGGCTGAAATGAGTTTGGTTCGATCTGCTCGACTTGATTCATTTGTACTTGTGCTCGACACAACTAAATGCCCTGTGCACGTTGTACTACCCAATTGGATTTCTCAATCGCTGCCTGTTTTAGTGAATACTAAACAAAAATTGGCTTACCGAGGTCCTAAATGTCTTGTAACCATGAGTGCTATTGAATTGCCACAAGAGCTTGCAAGACGTTTACAAAAAAATGCTCAAAAACGAATTGATTTATAATTTGTTGCGCCTAGGGTCATCTTATACATCATAAGCGCATAAGAATAAATGGAACTATTACGTGCTGCAATTATGTCGGCTGGAACCGCTTGGCTTGCTACCTTAATTGGTAAGCCTAACACAAATACTTCATCCTGCATGAATGCAAATGATTTTACCAAACAGCCTTTGACAAATGTAATATTGCAATTGCCAATTGAAAAAGGAATTTGTCCAAGTCCTTCGACAAACCCCAATAACACGTATGAATTTTTTTATTTTAGTCCAATTTCAAATCCATTAGGAGACTCTACAGTACAATATACAGGTGTGTCACAAGCGCAAGTTACATTAAACAATGTGAATCAATCCTATATTTGTTTTGATCCCAATAAAGCTACTACAAATCAAAACACTATAATTTCAAATGCAACAGTGTATACGTATACCGTAAATGGTCAAACAAATCCAGTCAACATGATGCCTCAAATCTTAACAAATAATGCAGCACCATTCGGCGCAAATACTGGTGTAATTTTTCAACCCAATGGTGCACGCTTAGGCGCTACTGCAAGTTATTTTCCTACTGGAAGTGCTGTAACAAGTAATAATCAAATTGCGTTGGTTGTGCCAGGAGTACCTTATGCAAACACCGTGAACAATACTAGTAATCCAAACCCAATTAACACTCCATCGTTTGGTGGTTCTACGTACAATGGCAATTCCGTAAGTGCTTTCAGTAAAGCAGGCCAAAGCAATATTATGTACCTTAAATTTCTTCAGCCTGTTGACATATACCTTGAACTTGGAGGTGCAAAAGGCGGAAACGTTGTGTTGTACACTACAGGAGTAGATTCCAATGGAAACTCAGAAGTGATTCAGCCTGGATTCACAGGAGGTTTGGGTGGGACAGTGTATGGATTGCTCAAAATGGCCGCCAATGATACTTTAAAAATATTTCTAGGCACACAAGGCATTGAAGTAACAGATCCCACAAACATTCCTAGTTTTCAAGGCCAGGCTGGACTTTCGACAATTTTAGGGGGTGCAAATGGAGGTGGACCGTCGTATGCGTTTTTGTACACTGCTGCGAAATATAAGGATTCTCTAACAGAAGCGTATGCAGACGCAAATGGTTCCAAAGGCACTTTAGTTGCAGTTGCAGGCGGAGGTGGTGGAGCTGGACGCAATGCATCTGGAGGTGATGCAGGCCAAGCCGATGCAGGATTGCACTTTGGTGTTTCCACCAGTGTTACTTTAAATGGTTCAGCAGGTGGAAAGTCATTTTACTTAGGCCAAGCTCCCAAAGTAATAAGTCCGCAAACAAATGATTTGTCTGGTGGAGGAGGAATTTTAAGCACTCCTGGACAATCAGGAGTACCACACCAATTTCCAAGTGCAACTAGTTCATACGGAACTAGCCTCAAACCGTTTGATGACGGTTCTCGTCATGGAGGTGGTTCAGTTCTGACTGACACTGGATCAGGAGGCGGTGGGGGTGGCGGTGGACTCTTTGGAGGAGGTTCTGGTTCGTGGAATGGTAGTTCAAAGCCTAACAACATTCATGGTAGCGGTGGTGGAGGAGCTTCTTGGATTAATACTTCGTTGCTCAGGCCCACTGTTAACGGTACCAGTAATGTATGCTTAAACTTGTACAATACAGTCACGGATGCGCCGTGGCGTTCTTCGTTTGATGGCTACCTTGTTCTTGGAATTCAAACAACATTAAATTAAAATCACAAATAGTATATTAAACAAAATATGTCTAGAGTAATTGATACCGTAAATGGAGTTTCATTAACTTTGAATGAATATGAAAGCAGGCTGTTTCAAAAATTCGAGGCTAAAAATGAGTTAAATCGCTATGAGCATACTAGGCCATTCTTGTCATTTGTAGTGTACCTGTTGTGGTTTGGCATTTTAGGCATTTTCGTTGGCGGTCTTGCAAATTTTGCTGTTGTAAAAATGCAAGGACCAATTAATCGAGAAACAATAACCATATCAGATTGTATATGGTTTGTGCTTTTGCAGGTGTTGGCCTTAGCAGTAGTTGCATATGTTGGAATTCATGTTGTAAGTCGTCAATTTGACGACTGGATTTGGAGCACGTTTTCTGGTATGATGTTCTGGTTAACACTATTGTCTTCGCAGTCTCGGTTGGTCACAAATGTTAGCATTGTTGTAGGAGACAGATAAATAATTTTTTGGTCATCTGGTCACTATCATACTTCTTACATTAACAAAATGGCAGGAATTATTCCGATTTTAGGTTGGGCTGTTGCAGGGGCTTCCGCTGTTGTCTATGCGTATACAAAGAGCAGACCCCCTGATTTTCAGTTTTTTATCATTAGTTCCACTCAAACCAGCATTACTTGCGCTATTTCACAACAGCCAGGTTGCACCTATCAGTGGAAAACTGAGGGAGACCTTACTCCTGCAACTGCATTGACTGTAATGCCAAATGGTGCTATGACTACTACGTTTACAGTGCCTGATTTGTCAGCTAACTCTCCCTACGAAATTTCGGTGGTTGAGACACGCACAGGTGACAACACCTCAAGGACCAAGAAAGAATTATTTTTTACTTTACCAGGAACTTTAAGTGGTCCTGTTAGTACTGGAACTAATGCTACAAATATTTATTTGGAATTAGATACTTCAGGTTCTCAAAAAGGTCTGCATTATGAAATTGCCTGTAGTTCAACTGTTGCAATTGCAGATGGTGTCAGTAATTTTGTTAAAAAAGATCTAGACCAAAATCAAGATGATGTGTTTGATCTTGTAACAACGACAGCAGGTAAAATTAAATTTCGAATTAAAAGAACAACTGATAGTCCCTCAAGCTCTGCTTTAATTACTGCAACGACGTATTATGTAGGCGTCAAAGTAATTAATGACATTAGCGGTGCATATATAATTTATACAAACGATTTTTCAACAACTTAATGAATTGAACAAATTTAATCAATCAATATATACATAAATAAATGTCAGTAAAAGATTCCGTGGCGCCAGCAGATGCATTAACTTGGAATTGTCAATTAGAATTATATTTTAAAAATACTGGAGAACAAGCTCAATGTCTTAGCATTTTGCACTCTAGGTGTGAAGCCGTGTTTTCAAAACGTAAAGTGTACATTGACCTGCCAGTATTTATAGGATCTGGAGTCATTGCTTTTTTAAACGCCGCAAGTAGCAACATTTTTGAAGGTCAATCTCAAATGTCCAGCGTAGCTTTAGGTGTTGGTTCACTCGTGGTTGGAGTTTTAAACACAATAGGTTCTTATTTTGCGTGGGCCAAGCGCGCCGAGGGTCACAGAATTAGTCAAATTCAATATTCGAGGTTATATCGCTTTTTAGCAATTGAACTTACTTTGCAGCGAGATCAGCGAATGAGTCCTAGGGACCTCTTAAAGTACACTCGAGATTCCTATGACAGACTTCAAGAAATTAGTCCTCAAATAAGTCCTGACATTTTACAATCGTTTGGTCGCGAATATAAAAAGTACAATGTGTCAAAACCAGAAGGTGCTAACGGATTAGAGTCCATTAGTGTGTTTCAAGAATACAATCTTTTTTGTGAAGAACAACAAGATTGTGCAAAACAATGTACAAAACAATTTGTTGAACAAGTTGCAAAACAAAACAATTTTGTTGATCAAGAACGAAATAACAGCACACGTAATAACAGCATTGTATCAACACAAGAGATACAACATTCAAATTCTTCAATTTATGAAGAATTTACTGTTCAAAACTTGGACCTAGACGAAAATGTTCCATTTGAATTTCTTGAAAAGTGAAGTTCGTAAAGCCTACTTGAAACAAAAGATGAAACAGTTTAATAAACAAAAAAATGTAGTTACTGCAGCAAAACGATTTTGGGAATTTCCAAATGCTGCTCCTTGGACAAAGCGTCTTCAAAAATATGCAGAAAAAACAATTACGTTATCTGAATTTAACGAAGCTTTAAAGGAATCAAAGTGTGCTCAATTTATAGGAAACGGTTCCAACGCAAAAGTTTATGCAGCATGTGCATTATTTGCACATTCTATTGGCTTTATGACAGGCAACCACGTTTGTTCGGATTGCAAACTTCTTGTTGCTGTAAAAGTACCTAGATTTGATGAACAAGAAGCAAAAAATAGAACGTATGGATCTCTAACGGAAAGCAATATTTTATATGAAATTGATATTGCTCTTAGGTCAAACTTTTTACAATCGTTTTATTTTTCAAAACACATTTTAAGGTACCAAGGGCACTATCAAGGCCTTGATAATAGCTTTGTCTTAATTTCTAATTATATTGGAAACTTAAATTCGTCGATAAATTTAGAAAAATTAATTAAACATAATAAATGTACTTCAATTCAATTTTTAATTTTAACTGTTCAAATTTTTGCAACATTGCACTATTTACGACTCATAATTCCAGGATTTGTTCACATGGATCTTACCACAGCTCAAATTTTTTTAAACGACGGCGAAGGTGCACAAAAGTTAAGTTTAACAACTGAGTATTCTTGCAAAATTCCTCAAATAGCCTATAATGCAGTCATTGGAGACTATGGCTTAACAATAACTGATTTACATCCTCAAAACAAGGCCCTCATGATTAAAAATGGCATTGCAGTTGGACCAACACAAGACCTATTTCGGTATTTTAATACTGCAAAAGCAAATGCAAAAGGCACTCAAACGGAACGAGTCATTAATGACTTGATAGATGACATTTATCGCGGTAAATTTGATGAAATTTCTCAAAGTCATACTACTAAAGAAACAATAGGATTAATTTACTTAAAGGATTTCGATTTGGTACATGTTAATACTTACGCTGATGTTCTGTTTAAAAGCAAATTATTTTCTCCATTTCTTGTAATGAATAAATAATAAATGAATTTGACTCCATTTTTTGGATTTTTTGGGGCACTAACAGCTAGCTTGAGTGTGTTTAAATGGATATTTTACGGTTTAATCGGTATATTTATTTTGTATCTTTTTTCAAGCGCGAGAAACAAGAGAAATGCTCTTGATTCGCGAGCAATCAGGGATCTTATTAAAAGCGCCGCACAATGGAATAGCCGCAGTGTTCAGGACACTAACCCTTTAATTGCACTTATGAATGCAAATTATGCGATGGCGTACATGAATGTTGCAAGGTCCCTGGGGTCCGATTCAGACATTGAGAGGTACACAAATGTCAGCATTGACGAACTTTTAAAGGATCTTGAAGCAACCCAGCGAACTGCAATTCAAAAACTAACAATGCAGTGTCCAAACAGCACACCTCATGGACTAGCAGCAGTGCACACTGGTTGGCTGTCAAAGTAAACATTTTAAGTAGAAGCATTTTCAGTAATGGTTGTTGGAACCACTACATCAATTCCAATTTGAGACAAACCAGCACTTTCTGGTACAGGTAAAGAATTCACAACAACTTTGGCAGGCTCTAGTACTTTTGCAACTGGTACGGCATCTTGTAATACAGGTACCAAAAACGAAGCAAACTCAAGTAGGCCATCAGGTGTTCTCATGCCATTATATTTCTTGGGCATGCCGACAGTATTTACACCAAATACTGTGGGGTATCCTCTAACATCGTACTTTTTCATACTGATAGGTGCACTTGAGCCAGGAACTCTAACAAATGGTACACCTGAAGTTTTTGCAGCGCTTTCAAATGCGTCCATCATGTTTCTGCAGTGGCTGCACCACTCCGCAAACACCATAACCACGCAGGGTCCAAGCTTGCCACTAAGAAGAGCATCTAGTGTTTTGTCTGACTCAATGTGCGTAACAGAGTGTTTTAAAGGAGTGTACAACACTGCGTCAGTGTCTTGAAATGATGTGGATTGCAGCACTTCACCAGTTGCACCAGTCTTGGGCCCCCAAACCCATTGTTTAATTTTAGACCACATAAATGAAGCAATAAGCAGCACAATACATCCCATAACAAACAATTTTGCAAATTTTAATAGTTTTGAGATCATCGACGCCATTTGTTAAATTTATGCTTTCTAATAAAGACATGGAAGTAAACGCGACTCTCAAAGAATACAGCATTGATCCCAGCATTTGGGGGCCACACGTTTGGTCTACAATTCATACATTAGCAAAAAAGGCTGATTATGACAAGTCACAAGAGTCTTTTTATAAATTTTTAAGTTCGTTGGAACAATTATTGCCATGTGAAACTTGCAGAAGTGATTATTGTGTATTGCGTAAAAAAATGAAATTGCAAGAATCTAATGGAGGAGCATTTGAGTATTCAGTACAATTGCACAACTCAGTTAACAAAAAATTAGGCAAGCCTGAAATTTCAATGGAAACCGCTAATCTTTTATGGAGCAATCCAGCGTGCTCATATTCTTGTTCTTTACAATTACAAAAAAATACTACAAATAATAATGATTCAATCTTTAATTATATAATGATGCTTGGATGCGCAATCCTACTGATTTTATTCGTAATACATAAAAAGTAGAATGATAAGTTTAACTTATTTGAGTGTAAAGCATGAAGAAGTTTGTAAAGATCCTCATTTACAACAAGCAAAACAAGGCATGTGCATTGCAAATGGCATCGTAATAAACAGTTTAGTTCCTATTGAAAGAATATTGTTTCCTGATGAAGAATCTTGCCAAACATTATTTAAACAGCTTTTAGGCATCAAAAGAAAAAAAAGCAATTCAGCTTGTGCCAACCCTAACTCAACATTGCATGAAGAAGAAGAAGACGAAACTGTAGCAATTGCTGCAGTAAAATGCAATGATTCTGAGTCAGATTCATCCGAATTTACGGACGATTCTGAGTCCTTTGTTTCTGATATTGAAAACGAAGATGATGATGATGAAACATGTGCTGAACAAGCATCAGACTCTGACGATGCATAGACCACCTTGCGCGCTGTGTGAAATATTTGTTTAGTGCGAAAAGTTACACATGTCAAAATATGGACACCACTTGTTTTGCAAGTAATAGGCGCAAGGTTTTTTACGAAAAAAGTCTTTTGATGAATGTTCTTCAATTTTAAGACCAGTGTATTCAGGTGTCCAGTACGGATTGACTTCAGGTACGCTTGATTGTGTGCGGTGCAAGTATTTGCACCTTCTTCCAAAACTGCAAAATCCTAATTGATAGTTTGGGCACTCAAGTCTGTTTTTATCAGGATGTTTGTACATGCACGACACATCACGAAGGGTGCAATGATCTCCCAGTTTGCACATTGGCATTTTAGCATAATCAAGCATGTGCAGAAATTCACATTGGTCACCTTTTGCGCACCTATTTTGAATCCAAAATGAGCACACTTCCTTTTTGTGCAGCTTGTGAGTTGCATTTGTTGCTAATCCATTCAAATTAAAATTAGAAGAAAAATCAAAATTTAAATTTGTCTCCATTTATTATGCAAAATAAATCTAAAAACTTTAGATGAAACTCAAAATTCAAAATGCACATTGCACATAAATAAACCATGCGCCATCATCAACGATTAAGAGGTGGTTCTTACAAACCAGTCGACAGAACTACTTTGGTTACATTTCTATTTTTATTGTTAGTAGTGCACGCAGTGTTGGCTGGACTTATGTGGACCAATGTTGTTCAATTTGCAGATTCGCAAACACAATTTGCAATTTCTCTTGTGCTTTCACTTGCAGGCACATTAGTGTTGTTGTATCTGTTGTTTATAGTTACGTCAGTGGAAAGCAGTGACACTGCCAGGTACTTGGCCGAATTATTGGAGACCCTACAACAAAAACTACAGTCCTAATAATTTATTCAACAATGCGACTTAAAATGTTAGTTGCGAGGTCCTTAACAATTTGATTGGGATGCTTTGTTAAATCTGACATGTTTTTACGCTGATCAGCAAAAAATGGAAGCTTCAGGCCTGCTTTGTCAGCTTCATTTCTAGCATTTAAAACTTCTCGCAAAGTGTCTGCAATCGCGTTTGCATCGCGCGAAAAAGGAACCAATTGCATTGCTTCTTTTGCTAAAATGCGTTCTTCGTCATTTTCAAAGTCCTTGTTTTCTTCACGAGGTGCATAACTTTGTTCGTTGTTAGTGGTGTCCAAATTCCATGCATCAATAAGGTCTTCAGGGAGTCGCATATGCTCAACATATTTTTCGGTTGACATACCTGCTAGTTTTGCAGCTTGCTTTATAGGACCAAGAGTTTTTTGTAAATTTTTCGTTGATTCATTAACAGGCTTCTCAGTTTGAAATGAATTTCGTTCAGTTTCAAATGCATATTGAAACTCGCTAAAAGAAGACTCAAACGGTTTTGTAAGTGTTGGTTCTTCAGTATTGTTAAATGAATCGATTAAACTTTTTTTTGCGTAAACTCGTTTAGCATGTATCATAGACGTAGATGTTTGTTGTTTTTTTAGACTGCTAGGATGTAACTCTTGTTTTACTTCAATGACTTCGTTCGACGAAGGTGGTTCTTGAGAGTCAGAAACTATGGGTGCTTGAACAAGTGGTGTTTTACGTTGAGCTGCAGACAACTTGACAGGACTTGAAGCATAGGACACAACCGCAAGCACAACCAGTAAAATTGTAATTACTACAAATATTTGAGTAGTCCAAGAAACTGCTCCACCCTGTACAACATCTTGACCTCCTTCTAGACTTGGCACTTGTTCATGCAATAAATCGGCCCATTTTGAATTTGTCGATTCCATATTTATTTATATGATAATTATCTGTTTATGTCAAAGCATCAAGTTTCAAAATATTTACTTTCCGTTGCTAAAATAAGAAATTAACAATAAAACTACAATTACACTAACTAGAATCCAAACAGTTTGCCATTTAGAAGGCTTGGATAGTGACTTGGGCTTAACTAAAGCTCCACGCTCTTCTGTTTGTTGCGTTGCAAAGTCAAATTGTGCTGCTACTGGGTTTGCGCTTTCATTCACTTTGTCATGCGACCTGTCCCAGTGAGCCCTAAACTTTTCCATGCTTAACTGGCTTAATTCAGATAAATCATCAGGGAGCTGGCGCTCCTCTACTTGATTGTCTGGCTCATAATAAGTCCTGTCTTCCGTAGACCTGTTCCAATATTCCTGCATTAGATTGTTGTCAAACATGGACTCGTTAAAGGAAATTTCAGGAAAGCTCATTTCTTTGTTTTGTTGTAGATCTTGAATTGGAGCGAGTATGTCAAAAACAATTTTACACAACATACACATTTACTTGTGTGCCATTAACTTTACACCATATATTGGCACTCCATCGGCAGGTTTAAAAAGAATCCAAGGCCATTCTTCCGTGTTAAATGTCTTGTTTAATGCTTCTATTGCTTCTTCGGACTCAAGGAGCACAGAATCGCCCCATTGATCTCCAACTGAAAAAAAACATGGACTGTGTTTAGTTCGTTCAGAATGTTTCCATTTTGCCACACGGTCCATGGACACTCGTTGACGTTTTGGACATAAAGCAAGAGTGTCATAACGAATGTTGTGCCTCCTTAGTTCATCACGAGTCCAACGAATCACTTCATCAGACTTTTCTCTCGCTGTTACAAGATGTACTTTGCAGCCCATTTCAGTTGCAAGATCAAGCAAATGTTTAATTTGAATGTTTGGAGTTTGACGGTTATCATCAAAAATTAATGTATCATCAATATCAAATACTACATGAACAGGATCTTTTTTAGGGTCTCTTGTTTCTGTATAGCGCATCAATATTTCGCACAACTCATTTATAAGTGGACGCAACGCTTTGTATTGAGACACTAACTCGTGTTTCTTTGATTGCATTTTATTGCACACAGAAATAGTTTTTTTATAGATGAAGTAACGCGCTTTCGAGGTCGAAGGACCGACGCAGAGCGAAGCGAAGGCGCAAAATGTGCAGGGGTTGAAGATCCAATCAGCCTTGACATGATTGACCCTGTTAATGCAATTCGGTTAAATAGCAGTAAACCTAATGACAAGCCCTTCATGCAGTGCTATAAAATTCTCATAATAATTTTTCAGGTCATTCTTCATACTAATAAATAAATGTTTACACGAAGACGGAGCAAGCAGTCAAAGTCAAAGAGGCGTTCAAACAGGATTCGAGGCGGACGAAGGACCGAAGCACAGCGAAGCGAGGGTGCAAAATGTGCAGGGGTTGAAGATCCAATCAGCCTCGACGTGATTGACCCTGTTAATGCAATTCGGTTAAATAGCAGTAAGCCTTACGATGCGCCGTACATGCAATGCTACGATGTAAATTCTCTAAAACAACTTCTTGAGACTAGGCCTGTAGATGAATGGATTCATTCGTATACTCGCGTGCCATTTTCACAGGAACAAATTGCTAAAATTAAAAAAAAGCTTGTGAAGATTGGACGTCCTATTCCTGTTCGTTTCGAATACTTATATGAAGATCCTGAAATTTCAGTCATTATAAAACCAAAACATCAAGAAGATCGACCAGTTTTAACTATAAAAACAGATAACAAGAATGCAAGTGAAACATTGTATTATAAGTATTTAAAATCCTATGCTTACAAAAATCATTATGATGATTTAGAAGATGAAGACTACGATATTCACATTGTAGAACAAGACGATGGAGAAGAGTATATTATCTATACTATAAGTGTTATGTTTGGGTCTCGTGGTAGCCTTGCTCGAGCGATAGAACTTCCTTCCAATTTTTTGAGAGAAAATCAACGAGGAGCCGATGCAGAGCTTATTTATTTTCACCTCATAAACAAGTTGACTTACATTTTGAGAAACATAACTCCTTTTAGAGAAGCAGGTATATTTAAAATTCAGTTAGATTATTGAAATCCTTGAAATCCTGTTTCGCCTTGATTTCCTTGAGCGTCATGCTTATAATTGCAAATAGTATTTATTTCAAGTAAACCAACTAAGAGCGAAGCATACTGCGACAAATACTAGTAAAATTGTACCAATCAGTTGCGTAATAGTCCATGAATTCGATATTGTGCAAGAAACAGTTGGGCTTTTTGCGCAATCTCCATCGCACCTAGATTGAAGAGCACAAATGCATTCACTGTCGCAAGGACTGCAAGGCAAATGTGCAAAGTTGTTTGTGTAATCTGCAGGCCATGTTTGTTGAGCCATGGTGCTTTCAGGATTACACAATAAAAGTGCTTGTTTTGATTGCAGCTGTAACGTTAATAATTTGCAAACTGTGTTTTGTAAATGTCTATTAAATGTTTTTACATATGCATTTAAAACTTCTTGAAAAGGTACGCTTTGACGTAAAATAGAATCCATTGAATTTGTATGCACAGGTAATTGAGAATCGTTAAAGGTCCAAACACCAACAAGAGTGGTATCAACTTTAATTTTTGTAAAGTCAATTCTAGATTCACTTATAGGAACTATAATGAGCATATTTCCAGAAATAATTGCTTCTAAATTATTTACATTGGGATCTACTGGCGGCCAATGCCTACCAAAACCATTTGTACGAATTTCTGCATTAAATAAAGCAGTTGCACTTGTTAAAGTAATTGGAATCTGGCAGTACATGTAGTCATTTGCACCACATCCAATTGAAGTTGCAAACACTTTATTGATAGGGTCTAATTGCAGCTCAAGTGTTGTTGCATGAATTCCAAGCGATCCAATAATGGAGTAAGGAGAGCCATAATAGGATGCTGATGACCTTGGAATTTTATCTTGTACATTTGCGTATGCTACATTAAAATCATTTAAAATTGTAAGGAGTTTAGGCCCCAGAACATCTTGTGGATCACAGGTTGTCATTTGTTTATAATATTATTATTTTTAGAACTTTAATTCAAAATTAAATAATCGCAATTAGGATAAATATTGAGAACCAAGAAAGTATACAACCGCTCCAAAAACTGCAGAATGAACTACAATAGAGACAGGACTAGTAAATCCTGAATTTACAATACCAGAACATTTTTTGCAGTTTGCCTGAAGTGCGTTTGTGTCCCAATATGTAGAGTCACAGTATCGAGCACCATCAGCAACATTATGGTTGTTGAGACCACAATCATCTAATGACAAAGCAGGCAACGTTAACAAAACTCCAGGACTTAGAACAGCGAAGAGACCAGCGAGCAGCATCATGCTAGTAGCGCTGTAAGTTCCGTTTTGAGGAAACTGCATTTGTGCAGTGTACACAGCAAGGTAAAACACTACTGCATGAATACCTACAGCCATGTAGCTAGTTTCCATAGAGGCCCACCATGCGGTAGCTTCTAAACAGTTTGTTAGTCCTGTTAAAGAAGTAGTCGCAGGACACACAGTTGCTGAACCAGCAGCTCCACTCGAAATACCTTTACTGTTAATTTCCTTTTGACTTAAGCCAGGTAGAGTCAATAAAAGACCAGGGCTTAAAATTACGAAAAGACCCACTAGAGTAATTAAATAACTCATATTCATTGAACTCATTTTATTTCTATACTCCAACCGACATGCATCGGTGAACCCAAATTTTTTGTTTTCAATGAACGCTCAATTTTTTTGTTTTTAAACTTCACATTCTTGATGTAAAGCTTCGTTGTCGTCATCCAAGGTATTTTTAATCATTTTTATGTAACTTTTTATTACAATTGCACTGTTTCTACAAAAAGAAATATCAGAAGTAAAGGCTTGTTGAAAAATTGTCCATTCAAGAGGCCGTTCATGATTGGCCTTTGACCATCGTTTTACTTGTTTTATATTGTCAACAAGTGTTTCTAGTGGCACTTCTACAAGCGCAACATAAAATGAAAGTTTTGCATCAAGTAATTGAGGTCGCTTATGTTTTATGTAAGTAACTTTGTAAGATTTGATTAGACCATACGTTAAATAATCTGCAAGGGCAATGTGCCAGGACTTGCTTGGCCTATTTTTAATTAAAGGCCAGTGAGTATGGTTGGGCACTTCTGAATTTATACTTAAAAATGAAGTTTTGTCCGTAATTAATAAGTAGAATCCTCTCATACCGTAAAAGCACAGTATTCTACTGCTTCGAGGTACACCTTTTCACGTAAATTTGAAGAATTATTAGCAATGCTTGATCCAATGTTTTTTTGAATTGGGAATCCTCCAATGTGTTCAAAAGAATCTGTTGGACATAAAATAGCAGCTTGAATGTCTTTACCAAGGTCTTCAAACTCTAAAATGTCTCTTGAAAGACCTGTAACAATATTTATTTTAGAGTTTGAATAGTTTGGTGTTAATAAGGTACCTGACGTGTTGTCTACAAGATCTAAAGTATGAACCCAAGTGTCATTAATGTACATTTGCAATGCAAACAGCATTGCATTTTTGTACAAGAACATTAAATGAGGCATTAAAAAGTTTCCTTGTCGAGTTTGTACTGAAGGACCTATGCCTAAAGGAACTATTTTCAGGTAAAGTTTTTGTTGTTGGGAAGTCGCGTGGTGTTGTAAAGCACAAAGACCTAAACAAAAATCCTTGAAAATGCTTGAAATGTACTCATTAAAATTAAAATAATATGGCCCAATTCTGGGCAAACACAATTTTTGCTTTTCATCCGCAAGTATAAGTATGTCCTTTTCAATGTGAAGATTTTGTGCTTGCCAATCAGACGTGGCACACATTGCTAAAACAATGTTTAAACTTTTTGTTAAAGCAACATGATTTCCTTTATGTGTTGCACATATATTGCTAAACAAGGTGCACCGTCGTTTTGTTCGAATGCGAAGGTCCAACGAGCAGTACTCTTCGTGCTCTTGCGCACCGTGCAACGTTTTTCCATTTAATAAAATTGATTTTTTATCCGCATATTCGTGGTATACTGGAAGCATTGAAATAAGCTTTTTAATGTCTTGTTCTGTGCATTCATCTGACATATACCACACTTGAGGCATCTTTACATAAAGATGTTTTATTTAAACATAATTATTTTGTACATTCAAAAATGAACCCAACGGTTTGTTGTCAAAAAAGAGTTTGCTGAAAGTACTTGTGATTTGATGGGCAAATCAGGGTCTCGCTGACATGAATTACATGTTGGTGTTTCAGGGACCAAAGCATAGTTTGAAGTAGCGGCACTAAATATGAAGGACAATACGTGACACATGGTGTAAAGTCCAGAGCTTTCATTTTACGGTTGGTTTGACGAACTATTTCAAGAGCCAAACTGTACACTTGCACATTGTGAATAGTAAAGCAATTTAGGACGACCATCATGTTAAAGGGGTGCAACTTGCTCAATAAATCAGTATTTAAAATGTCCATATCAAGGACGTCATATTTGTTTTTTTTAGCTAGGTCAATGTCAGTTTTTGACGTTAAGACAATTGTAAGCATTTTAGCATTATAGAAATAATCAGGTTCAACTTGAACTACAGGAAACAGTAAGCTTAAATTTGACCATTCTGGAGACTGTAACTCTGACTGCAAGATAGGCCATTTTGGATCTTGAAACAGCGCAACTGTTGTTGGTTTAAATGCACTTGCAGTAGCTTTAAGTTTGCGTCTTGAAGCACGCAGCTTTTGGTAAAACGCAACGGACCTTCGCATTGTAATTACTTTGCGTAACAATCACTTTGTACATTGACGACGACGTGCATGAATCAAAATTCAATCTCATGTAAAAAGACTATGTTGTGGTGGTACAAATGTAACCATGAAAAAAACCAAAATACCAGCAAAACTAAGACAGCAAGTATGGATTGCAACGTTTGGAGAAGTTTTTAAGGCCAAATGTTCAACTTCTTGGTGCACAGAAATTATAACAGTTCATAATTACCACTGTGGTCATAAATTTGCTGAAAAAAAAGGGGGACCTACCGAAATTAAAAATTTAATTCCGTTGTGTAGTATTTGCAACCTGAGCATGTCTACTAAATCTTTCGAAGAATGGGACAAGCTTGTAAAACCTACACCACCTACGGTACTTTGTACATGCTGCGCTTTACAATAAGAAAAAGCGTTCAAAATGCTCGATTTTAAGGTCTTAATGCAAAACAAAGAAATGCCTGCTGCTAAACGTGTAAAACCCACTGTTGTTGATGAAACTGTCGCGGTACCTGCTGTTGAAGAAGAATCCGTTGTAAAGCAACAAGATGCTTCTTCTGCTCCTGCTGTAGAAGTAGTCTCAGCAAAGAAGCAAACTACTCCAAGTAGATACAATGAATTAAAAAAGTTAGCTAAAGTTGCTTTAAGTTTATCAAAGGAGTGCAATCCTAAAACGTACGCTGACATTGCTCACGTTGCAGGATCTGACAAGGACAAATTAGACAAGGAAATTATTGGGCTAGTCCTTGTTTTGCAACAAATGGTTCCAGGATCAACTCAATTTAATAAGGAAGCACTTTTGGCTATGAAGAGTGGTACTGTACGCAAAACAGCAAAAAGTTTGCTAAATGATTTGGAAAGTAATTCATCAGTTGTTGTTTAAACATAATGTATTTCATTTACAATAAGTATGCTAGAGGACCCATATCAACTTGCACACAGTCAGTAAATTCTACACCATCTTTTATAGTTTTACACCTACAAATTGTTGATACAAGACCGTTGCTGCTTGACGAAAAATCTACAAAAATTTCCATGAGTTGCGCTAGCTGAGCTCTTTCTGGATCCATAAACACAACCGAATACTTGGGTTCACCTTCTGTGGTACAATTGTTTGAAACGAGGTACAATTTCTTTTCATTTGACACTTTCATTGCAAATGAAACCTCAAGGCGGCCCATAGAATCCTGAAACACTCGCAAGGGTACTGCAGCTTTTTCAATACAGTTAAAGTCTCTTTGAGTAGTCAAGTTACCGTTAAGGTCTCTTAAAAAATACTTTGAATCAATTTGGCCCTTTTCAACATCCCAGTAAAATCCCACAATGTTGTTGTTGCGGTTCATTGTAATAGCCATGATTGCGCATTCTGAATTTGAAGAACTTTTTAAAAAATCCATGTTTATTTAAAGCTGTTGTCTATAAAATGTTGTACTTCAATCTCAAGTATTGTAAATTTTAATAGTCTCCAAGCTGAGGATTTCTTAATAATGTGTATCCAGCATTCCTGTAACTAGTTGCCAAATCTGTAAGTTTTGCGCATCCTTGTTTAAACAGTAGCGCAGTAATTATAAACGATAATCCAAAATACATTCCTAATGTACTCAGCATCACTCTTGCATTGTCAGTGTATTGTCCGTCCGTAGAATTTAAAGGATTAATAGGAATTACTTCTGAGTTTAATACATAAATCCCAATTAAAAGTGCCCAACTAAACAAGGGAACTAAAATGTTACCACCTAGATTCGGCAGTAAATTTAAAAAAGGATTAAAAAATGCATTTTTAAACTTTGATGGTTTTGAAGAAACAGCGTTAAATTTACAAGCATACTGACTTGCAAAAGGAGGTGTTGGTTCCCAAACTATTGAATCGGTTGGTAATTTTGAGAATGAACCCATTCTCACTTTATTTAATACTACATTATTTAAAATTTAATAATATGGAGGACATTGTTCTTGTTGAAGAAAGTCCTACAGAGCAATGCTTAGCATTTGATTCAAAAAATGCAGTAGAAAGTCTTCGCCTTTCTAGTTTAGGAACTCCTTGTTTAGAACCTTACGATAGTAACTGCACAAATATAAAACAGTTGCGTAAATTAAACTTATTAAAGCTTTCAAGTTGTATAAAAATGCTTACTGGAACCTATTGGATTGATAAAAAAACCTGGCACGAATTTTTAAAAAAACAGCTTACTCTACGACCAGTATGTGTTCCAGGTCAGTTTGCAAGTCCTATTAAAGTTTTTTACAATCACTCAAACAGAAACGACATTGTTGGCATACCAAGATTCTTAGGCCTTTCAATGTTTGGACCTCCTTTGCAGGATTACCGAACACAAGGACTATTCCATGATTTTCATAAATATAAGGGCCCTGACTTGGGCCTTCGAGAGCTTCAGGTTCAAGCTGTTACACAAACAGTTACAACTTTGCAAGAATGGGGTGGAGCATCCATCCTTGCGGATTGTGGATTTGGAAAAACAAGACTTGCACTTGGACTTATTCAAACTTTAAAAGTTCGAACTTTAATTTTGTGCAACAGGAGCGTGCTTATGCAACAATGGAAAGACGTTATTGAATCAATGACACAGTGGTCCATAAGTTGGCTGCAAGGTAAAAATTCTTTGCAAACTAATTGTTTAAAACAAGCATTAGGTGCTTTAGACTTTACAAGTACTGTTTGCATTGGTTCAATTGAAACTTTATTAGAAATGACGAATTCTGAATTTTTTAAATCATTTGGACTAGTTATAGTTGATGAAGCTCACCACATTGCAGCTGCAACATTGGTGCACGCGCTTCCAATGTTACCTTGCAAGTATGTTGTTGGACTTTCTGCTACTCCTGACAGAAGAGATGGACTTGAATACGCATTGTACTGGCTTCTTGGGCCTACAAGCTTTGTGTACCAACGTTTGCCAAGTGTAACAAACGTAGTACATTCAGTTGAAGTTTTAAAATATTCACCACCCTTAGGCACAAAAAACATGGAAAAAATGTACAGCAATGGTCAACTTGCTTTTGCGGAAATGATGAATTCAATCGCTGAAGATACCCTTAGAAACACCTTTTTGGTTGAAATAATACAGAAATTAATTAAGAATGAGCGCAAAAAAATTATAGTGGTAAGTGCCTTAGTAAATCATTGTAAATTTTTGCATGACGCTATTCAAACACAGCTTGAAACTGAGCAAGAAGTCAAAGTTTCTATGTGCTTAATGGCAGGCAAATTTCAAAATCCATCCATGGCAAAGGACAAATCAACACGAGTTGTTTTTGCAACGTACAGTTTATTGGAAGAAGGCTACGACGATCCTGCACTAGATACCTTGGTGCTATGTACTCCTAGAAGCCGCATTCAGCAAACAATTGGACGCATAGAACGAAGTCATGAAGGAAAATTAAGGCCTCTGGTTGTAGACATTGTTGACGAATTCAGCTTTTATCCCAACATGTTTCGTAAACGACAAGCATTTTACAAGTCCAGAGGATTTTTAATACATTCTAACGCTATTTGAGTGTTGTTTAACATGAATCTTGAATTGCGTCTGTACAAATTTGCTCAACTTTGCTATTTAAGTCAACAGCTACTTCGTCAAAATCTTCTAAACAACTTGGCAAGCTCTGTTCAAGCACTGCTCGCAACATGCGCACATGCTCAATAACAACTTGAAACTCTTTGCGTATCCTATAACTGCTTGAAGGTCCAACACTCGGTTTTGAATATTCTAATTGTTTAGATCGAAGAGCAATCCAAGTGCTGTATACAAGATCATCATATTGAATTTTGGCAAACGATCTAAACTGGCTCAGACGGTCCAACATTTGCAAAAAATCTTTATCAATAGAATAAATTTGTCGAAACGTTTCTTTTAATGACTCTGTCAAATCTGTTGTTTCAAGCAGTTTGTCAAGGGTCTTATCTTTGGGCAGTAATTTTCCATATGCCCACATCGCGCCGACGCAAGCAGTACCAAGTCCAAACGATTTTAAAGCCATTTGAACAGGTTTATATGTCCACAAATCATAAACCTTTTGCATTTTGTTTTGTACTTGCACAACACAAGTTTGATCACGTAAACTCAAAGTACTTCAAACTCATTAAAAATTATTTTGTACCACCAAAAGAGTACATCATTGCATGATGGATCAACCATTGTTTAGCGTAATCACACCAACATATAAAAGGCCAGAAAAACTAGAAATTTGCGTAGCAAGTGTAAAAGCACAACTATGCATTAATTACGAGCATATTGTTATTGTGGATGATGCTCCTGATACAACTGCAATGCACATTCCGATTGGTGTATCAAAAAACATTATAATTCTTTATACTGGATTCAATACCAATAATTGGGGCAACACGCCCAAACAAATAGGCATAACAGCTGCAAAAGGAAAATATTTAGTATTTCTTGACGATGATAACATTATTTTTCCAAACTATTTACAATCGTTTCAAACACACATTGAACATAATGCTATGGACTGCTTAATTACTTGTAAAATTCTGCATTGTGGTCCTTTGTATAATCGTGCAGTGCCTGCAATACTGGACGGCTTTGTCCTTAAAACAAGATACATTGACGCTCTTCAAGTTGTCGTTAAATCAGAACTGGCAAAGCGCTTTGGGTACGTGAATGATGGTTATTTAAGCGACGGAAAATCAATTGAACAATGGGCCTCTGCGACTTTTAGTATTGGACACCTTACACAAATTCTTGGCATTCATCTTTAAAAAAGAAGCGCACCAGACGCTGCACCAATTGCAGCATTGCGAGTTTTGTCTTTTTTAGGACTAATTAAGTATGCCGCTAAACCAAGTCCAGCAGCAGCTCCCCAGTTTCCGCCTCCACCTCGAACCACTTTTCTTCTGTACGACTTTTTATTTTTACTTTTACGTGCAATTTTTTTAGATCGAGGCATTTATTTAATACAATATACCAAACATATTTTCAACACATTACAAATTGCTGCGAAATAAAGATACCAAATTGTAAAATAATCCATCTCCAGATACCATCATGTCTATTTCTGCAACTACAACTGACCTAGGTTGTTGTTCCAATAAGCCCATGGCATCTAATTTTTGAATAGATCGTAACACACTTTTGGATGCACTTCTAGCGCTTTTTGCAGCACTTTGTGCTTTTTCTTGAGCCTCCATTAGTTTTACAGGACTTCCACGTGGGCTCATTGCCCTCGTTTGTAAACTTTGTGCAGCAGAGGCAGCTTTTGATGCCTCCGAATTTGCCTTTTCCACTGAATTTGAGAGCTGTTTAATTACACTCATAGCCTTGACAGATTCTTTCATAGGACTCATTCGTAAGCTCTGCTTTGCAATCTCAGAAATTTCGTGTCCACTTGCAGCTTTTAAAGATGCATTCTCAACAGCGGAAGTAACGCTTTGCAAAATTTTTTGCACACTTTTACGACTTTCTACAAGACTCATTTATTATTTAGTAGGGTCAAGTAGTAAAAACAAAATGCTTGTGCGTGTCAAAACCATAGAGTTTTCAAACGGCATTGGTCCAAAATCAAGGCCATTTACTTTATTGGAAAAAAGATTTGTACTTAGCATCATTAATAATCTTAATTCTTGGCCAGGCCTTCATTGGATTGTCTTCACTGGACAAGGAAAAAGTGATTGGATTGTTAGTTTGGAAAATAGCTATTTCATTTCAACAGAGTTAGACCCCTTGGCACATTCCAGCAATGAAACAAGCTTTAAAAATTTGTCAGTAACAATGCCAACGTATAACGGAAACCAAAAAATTACATGGTTTAATTTAACTAATTGGAATCACGTTCCTGCACCGCTTCATTCAAGGTATTCCATAGTTGATTATAGAACATATTTAATTAATCATGAACTTGGACATGCTCTGGGCCTGGACCACCCAACAATCAAGCAGCTAGAAAAGTTAGGTCAAACCACTAAATGTCCTATTATGGTGCAACAAACAAAAGGTCTTTTAAAATTTCAAAAAAATATTTGGCCTTTGGTGCAAGAAAAGCAAAAGTTTGTGCGTCGAGGCCTAACTTGACACACCAGTTTGTACTTTAAAAAACCGTTACTTTAATTCATTTAATTCAAAATGCCTGCAAATTCAAAATGCATTGACGAAGAAGCTGTTTTAGAAGACAATAGCACAGTAATAAGTTGTTCTACTACAGACACCCAAGAATTGTCTATGCGCAAAGAAAAGCTGTACCAGTGGTTTGTAAAACACAATGGTGTACCTAAAAGGCGATGGCCAGGAGTTGTTGGGGACTATCCTTACAGAGCTTCAGCAAGTGTGAGATTTAATAGTCCATTTTACACAGTTGAGAGTCCTTATAAACGTGGTCAAAAACATCAAATTTATTGGGGTCCCTACGATCCGTTGCGCGTAATACTGTATCTTGACAACAACGGCTTTGTAGCAAAAACTCCGAATGTCGGATAATCTTGAAGCATGGATTCAGTTGTTTGAACAACAAAAATTTGCTTTTGTTGCATATAGTGGTTCAAGGTGCACTTTAAATAGAAGCTCTTGGTATCGAGTACCTGTAGGTCGCTGGAAAGTGTTAAGATACCAAATCGAAAGGTATGGTGCAGAAGAAGTTGAACTTATGATTGAAAACAACAGAGGAGCACGATACGATAATAGAGTTCCTGAAAGGACCATGTTTATAAGAGGCTACATGGCATTTATGCCACAACGCCATTACAAACACATACAACAATTTCCACAACAATTAATAAACTTGTGCACACAAACCTCGCAAACCATATCAGTTGACGATTTACAAGAAATTAAGTCCTCTGACACAATTTTTGCAAATTGTTTTGTTTTTATTGTGCGCGAAGCAATACCAGCAGGTGGAAAACCTTATATTCCTGTTGAAGAAACATTTAAATATAATTATATTTTGGAAAAGCAATTGTGCACAAGTTGTCCTGAAGAAATGCAAAAATTGCAGTTTGAAATGTATGAATTACAAGAGCAACACAAGAAAAATGTGCATTGTGCAGATGTAACTATTATGTCAGACGTAAGCAAATCTTGCAAATCATCGTCAACAACATTTAAGTACATTAAGCCTGAGCTTGATTACATTTGCAAGTTTTGTAAGACGTATGGACATCACTTGTCTGAATCTTGTTCCATGTGGGACCAAACCGAAACAAGTACTATTGAACCTGCATTTAAGTTTGGACCTTTGAAATTTAAGCAAGCTGTTTCAACGGATGCTTCAGACAGCTTGTTTTATAAATTACTATATCAAAAAACAGTGCCTACAAAAAAATGAATTAGTGATGGTGCGATTTATCTTATGATTACATAATAAAATGGATTCGAGAGCTATTTCAACAATTGCAATTTTTGTCTTGTTGATTGTACTTTTATGGGACGCTTATTTAACAGCTAAAAATTCAAGAAACACTTTGTCCAATATTATATCTCAATTTAATCAACAAACTGGTGGACTTGTTGCTTTAGCAGTGGCTAGCTTGTGGATTCACTGGTTCTTGCCTTTGCCCCAATCTTGGGTAACTGATTCTTTTCAAAATCCTGGAGCTTAGTCTATTTTTCTCTGTATGTAATCCAAATTAAAATAAATATAATTGGCATAAACCATGGGTCTCGTGCAAAACTACTGGTTGGTGAACTTTTATAATAAGCTAATGAAATAGCGAAACATAACACTAAAAGCCCTCGTATACTTACAACATACAAATCATTGTGCATTTATTATTATTTACAGTTTATAAATATAAAGTGCATCATCAAGGTTATGATTTTGATAATGATATTCTTTTAAAGATGGACATTTTGCTAACAAATCTGCAATTTTTAGATTTCCTTCACGACCTCGTAAAGGACGTCCTATAACGCTGCATTCCACAGTAGGCATTAAAGTTTGCATTTCCTTGTATAAGTTTCTTGCCCATGCACTATGAGTTTCATGACACAACGACCTTTCAGTGTCCATAAAAAATTTTGACAAGAATGTTAAGGCGTCGTAAGGCCACATGCACTCCAGTCTTCCACTCCACTCGCCCCATTCGGACTCTCCTGCATCCAAAATGGAATAATCTGCTCTTTCAACTCGCGAGGATGTTTTTACGTCTGTAATGGAACTAAGACCAAAGTCTCCCAATTTTGCTAATTTGTTATGGTGTTGTATTGCAAACAGCAAAGGCCCACTTGACGTTGCAAGTTCGTAGCACCAAGTTGCTTTAGAATTCATAGGAAGGCCTCTATCAATGTGTTTTGAAGTTAAATTTGTTAAAAAAACATTTTCCAAGTGAACATCATGGTGCTTAAAGGCGCACACTTCTTGACAAATTGATAATGTAATTAGCACTTGCAGCACAATGCTTTTAAATTGAGCCAAACTAAGGTCTACCATGCTTTTGTACATGGAAGTACCACCATAGTCCTGCAGCACAAATCCTGTTGCTTCCTTAATCCAAGCATCATGAGTTTTAACAATGTGTGGAAGTTGTATTTGTTCAGTTAAAAGCAAGCCTACGAGAGACTCGTTGAGGTATTCATTAACGCGATACAAATTTGTTGCCTTGTCTCTTGCAACAGACTCAACGGCCCAGCACAACTTGCCACATAAAGCTCCAGCTCGGTCTTTAGAGTACACGTCAGAGGTACACCATAACGACATCCATTCCTTGGCTTCAGATTTTGACTCTGTTAAAAATAAAATATTGGAACTAGGAATGCCTCGAATTGTTGATCGAGTATTATTTTTTGTAATGCACCACAAATTTTGGGTTTGAAGATCAATTGTTTTTAAAATTAAAGGAACATCCGAATTGTCTTCTGAAAATTTTGCAAAATAAATTGCTCCAACTGCAGAGTCATGCAAACGTCCCCCAACTTTAATTTGTCGTGTTGGATTACTTTCTCTTGAAATTTTTTGTAATACACAATCAAGTGAAATCATTTATTATATTTTACATTAAAACTAATTTTGTTTCTTCATCGCAGCACAATTTAGACGTAAGCAAGCTGTTTTAAATTACCATAAATACTACATAAGAAAATGAACAAGTTTGAGGAAAAGCTTCTGACGCCAAAATATGCAAAACAGTATTATTGCTGTTTGCAATGTCAACCCACACACGAATGCCATTTAGATCAAAATTTGGCGTTAGAACAGCATGTAATGTTCCTGATGTTACAGAAAGTCCATGAGGAATTAAATTGTAAAAGTCCTTTCCATTATCCCATGTAAAGGTACCTGCAATCATTGCAGTAGGCCCAGCTGATCCTTGCGGTCCAGTTTGACCAGTACGGCCGATTGGACCTTCTAAGCCTTCAGGTCCTGGGGGTCCCTGATGGCCCTGAAATCCAGGAATCCCTTGAGCCCCTTGAAATCCACGAAGTCCTGCAGGCCCTTCAATGCCTGCAGGCCCTTGTGGTCCTTGCACCCCAGTTTGTACATTTGTTTGTACATTTGCAATTTGTCTAGCACTACGTAATTGTGGAGGTGGTGCACTTGACGGATTAGCAATAAATTGACAATAACATGTTTGCAAAACTAACGCTGGTACTGGGTCAGAAATATTATCAAAAGTTACACTAAGAGTATACACATTGTCTAAAAAACTAATGCTGTTCACAGTTAAAATTACCCATCCATCATTAAATAGAATACCCATAGTAATTGTATAAGACAAATCTATTTGAATAATAAGAAGAGTTAATAATGCATTAAAAATACTTAATGAAGATGGATAAATGTACAATAGTGTTGATGCACTTCTAAAAATATTGTCGTCAAACGTAAATTGACCTGCAGTAATTGTTGATGAAGTTCCTGTCGGATTCCATATTAATGTACTTAATGAAGCAGAATTTCCTTCAGGTCCTTGGGCACCATTTTCACCGTTTAAACCTCTGGGTCCAAACGTTCCTTGTGGTCCAATGTCTCCAGTAAGCCCTGTTTGACCTGCAGGGCCTGCTGGACCCTGCGGACCGACAATTCCTTGTCTTCCTTCACCGACATACCCCCTTGGCCCTATTGCGCCTAGTTGAGACGTATTTCTGTATGCAATAACTGCACTCGTAAGGCACAACAAAGCAACCAAAAACAGTAAAAATAAGTTGGTAGTTGAATCCGACATTTATTATTTATTAAATACTTTGTGTTTGAACTGTTTATGACACACGCTACATTAATTATTTTTTATGTAATAAATCTTCTTTTTCTTTTAATATAGCATCTTGATTACAACATTGATTAATTATAGTGTTTACACTGGCTGTATTGTACTTTTCGACTGCATTAGCATTCATATCACTCAATATAAGCACAAAAAATGCATCTAAATACTTGAAGTGTCCTTGCAGAAACTGTTTTAGCGATGCACACAAACTGTAGGTATCATTGTATTTCATAAGGGCAAGCATCTTGTTACAGACTTGCTGCACAGACTTTTTTTGTAGTATTAGACTTGTGTACTCTTGTAAGAGTTTAGGCCCTTGTACTTTTGTTGCAAGCTCAGACCATGCCTGTACTTTAGGGTCTTTTTTATAGGTATAATATTGATTATTTACTATAATTTTTATACTATTAGCAATTAACTCTTGAATTTGTATGCTTGATGTGTCGTTGTGAGTGACTAAGGACAATCCCCAATCAAAAAATACAAATTTTGATTTGGGATACTTTGCACCGTATCGAATACCAATGTTTCCTCTGCTAATATCGTTGTGACAAAGACCATTTCTATGGTACACTAGTAGACCTTCAAATAAGTTTTGTATTTGGCGTAAAAGGTCATTGTTTCCATGTTTTGCGACATAATTGAACAAATTTTCAGAAAAAAAATCATTGTCAAACTGTTCAAGGCGCATGCTGCAAATTTCTACAGTACTTTTTAAAGTAAAGCAAGCTTTATGATTATCATGTAAATTTTTGTCTTGTAAATCCTTGTCAACAAATTTGTCATTGCAATTTGGTGGGCCTACGTAAAGTCCGTATAAATTTTGTGCATCAGATTCTTGAAACGCTTTTGATGCTGCATATTCTTCTTGCGCTTCTGCTTTTGTTGTAAATTTTTTCACAATTCCATTCTTTGTTAGAACTATACAGCCGTATGTTCCTGATCCAAGAATCTTTCCACCTCGTATCATCATTTATTCATTGCAGGGTTTTGTAAAGAAGTAATGTAATCCGCCAATGTTTTGGACTGTGTAGGGCTTGTTGGAACATAATCAAGATTATTTGCAGGAATGTACCTAGGACTTTCTGGTACGTACCTAGGACTTTCTGGTACGTACTTAGGACTTTCTGGTACATACCTAGGACTTTCTGGTACATACTTAGGACTTTCTGGTACATAGCTTGATTCTTCCAAGTTAATAGTGGGTGTACTTGACCTTCCTTCAAATGCAACTGATTGAAATAAAACAGGTTCAGTACAAGGCTTCGAATAAAATGCTTGGTTCATGGCTTCCATAGGAGTCATGTAATTGCGCAACGCAACTTGCTTTTGTTCAAGTATTGTAAGTCCTTTTTGAAATTTTTCAGCAATAGAAGAATCTTGAAATTTTGTAGTTAATAAATCTAAAAAAGTTATTGGATCATTTGAAAGCAATATTTGTTTAGACTGTTCTATTTCAATGTCAGTAGCTTTTTCAATAAGCGCATATTCTTCAGGATATTTTAAACATGCCAAAATTTGTAAAGGTCTAACAGAACCCCAAAGAATTATTCTTGCAGTCATGTAAATGTCGTCGCGACATTTTTTTATATCTGCAGGACACCTCATTAAGTTGCAAGTATTTTGTACTAAAAGCTGACGAACTTCAAATTCAGAATTTCGTGTTCCATAGCGTAAAATTCTTAATAGTTCAAATAAGGGTTTTGCGTCGGAAGTCCAACCTCGCAGCACAAGCTCTAAGTGACTTTTTCGCGTGTTTGGTACAAGGCTTCCAAGTAAAATGTCTCCAACAGTTGGTACACTTGAAGCGTGCTCATAACCCATGGGTGCTTGAGCAACATGAATAGGTCCCACTTGCAATAAATTTCTAGACCTGCCTAGTTTATCAAAAAAAACCAGTTTCGGTCTATCATTTCTCATTTCAATTGCTTCTCCATAATAGATTCCTTTGCCACTTTGTTGAACGCTAACTACTTTAACAAAAGAAAGTCCCTCAAGAATACCAACAGCAGTTTTTCGAGCATCTTCAAACGTTTGAGCTGTATAAGTTGTTGCAACATTTGTAGTTGATTGTTGACCGTGAGGCCTCCTTCGAGGACTTCTATTGTACGTGCCAAAACTTGAGCGCATTCTCAACAATATTTTGTTAAAATGTAATTTTTTAGAAACAATACTTCAAACTCGAATAAACGTATTTCAGGGAATAATAATGATAAAAGTCTATTCCTGTTCCAAATATATTTCAAAAACCGCTAGACTAAACAAGCACTTCTTCACTAGTATTTCTAAAAGTATCTTGGTTATAGGAATATGAGCTTCATTGCAGATCTCGAAGAAAATGTCCGCAGTGCGCGCAAACTGATTGCGCACCTCGTCAATTTCACAGGCACTATAATTTTTGAAGACTCGGTCAAAGGCAAACCGAGTGCAGTGAAAAAAATCTCTAAAGTCGCATGGATCCAACACTAAAAAGTCAGAGTTCATCTTCGCAACGAAAAATTCATATGCCAAGCAAGCATACAGATCTTCAAGTTCATCGTATCGAATCTTAATTAGAATGGGTAAAGTCATTTCTTCAAAAAAGTACATCCACCAACGAAGTGTCATTAAAACGGCATTTCAATCTCATTAATTTTTTCATATACTTTTTTTTAATAACGTTATGAAACTTTTATAGTTGCTTCAATAGTTGATGAAAAAATGGAAGATGATTTTACTGCAAATATGATAATTAAATGTGGTGCATGTGTGTCAAGTTATAAAAGTCCAGAAGCATATGTAGAAGTAATCGATTTAGGGTCCAATAAAAAATACAAAATGAGCATATTAGAAGCAAGTGTTTTGTCTGATGTGTACCCCTCTTTTACTGATAAAGGCCTAATTGGAACATGGTCCTATAATAGTTTAGATCAAAAAATTAAACTTGTAAAACAAGAAGTGTGCCAAGATAAAACTCAACTTGTGGAATTCCTTACAAGTTCGTCAAATTATCAAGAAACACGAAAACACTACGAATTATTTTTTAAATTTTCTAATTAATAAATGCACAATAAATCTCAAAGAAAAAAAAGAAACAGTCGTCGCACCTTTAGGGTAAAAAAGATAAAAGGAGGTGCTGACCGATCTGTTTCGCCTACAACTGCAGTGTTTATTAAACCACGAAATAGTGCAAACATTGGGCCTTATATGCACAGAGAACGAAAAAGACAATTATATATGCAAAATCAAAGGGTGCTTGCTGAAAATTCATTACGACGTAAAGGCATTCACATTAATGCACCAACAAAGGCTCTAAACGTAGGTCAGTATTTTGACTCTGTGGAGTATAATAAGCCAGTTGACAAAAGCGTACCAAGGAGATGCGCGATCGCGTTGCGCGAAAATCGATTAAAATCAGAAGCAATGTGCTCAATCATTTAAGTCCTAACAAACAAATGCGCCATATTTGCGAAACTCTTCTGGACCTTAAGCGTCAAACGTGGTCCTTGGAAAACTCAACATCAGAAATATCAGAAAAAGATGCATCTTTGCTTTCGGATGCATGCTTACAAGACATTCATCATACCTATCAAGGTAAAACGTTTACTTGCTCATTAAAAAAGAAATCTTTGCACACAGAAGGAAAAATTACAGGCGGTGGCATGATTTTTTTGGGACAATTGCACAGATAAAAATAAAATGTTTAATTCATTATTTCAAAAATAAGCCATCGTGCAAGTAATTTTGCATTTTGTGATGGATCTATAATCCATGGAACTTTAGGAACTTCTTTTTGTAAGCATTGAGCAACAGTACACAACTGTAGAGGACTCCATGTCTTTAATTGATTTTTTTTTGTAATCCAAGGCAAAGCACCATTTTGAATTGCTCCCAACAAGACTGTATAGGTTCCATAAGAATCATTTGAAACATGCTGTATTACTTTTTTTCGTGACTCAATGCATGCCTTACAAGGCAACTCAATTGATGGTTTAGAAGCACAACAAGCACATAGTTTCCAGTAAAATACTACATCAGAAGAATCGCTTTCTTCTTTTAGCGTTAATCCGATAGCACTACAAGCAGACTTAAGGCCCATCATTTGACCTATTGACATAAAAGAGCATAGTGGAATATCGATAGATTGTAAAGCAAGTTGTTTAATAAGTTGTCTTTTTGAAGGACACTCTTTGTACAACAGCTTCCAATCACTTGCAGAACCTCCCCAGGACACAATTTTTGAAATTTTAGAACAATAATCCAAGTGGTCCACAAAGGCCTCTAGCGTTACTTCAGACATGTAATTACCAGGAAATTCTGTATTATTTGTACTTGTGCACTGTTCATACCATACTTGAGGCCAGGCATCGTGAGAACTATATACACTTGCACAACTTATGTGAATAGTACTTTGAAGTGGATTTTGCACCAACTCAGTGTACTCTAAATCAAAAACTGTCCATGTGTTCATTCATTGTTATTAATCGTGTTTTTATTTATTTAAGTAACGAATGTTTTGAAATTTACATTTTTCAACTCTACATGTAAACAAACATGAATGTATGGATATGGGGGCCTCCCATGTGGGATATTTTGCATGCCACTGCTGGGGTATGCGACGAAAAAAACGTGTCTATGAACAAGCTTTTAAACACATTAAATTATTTATTACCATGCGTGTTTTGTAGAGAGTCGTATGTACAGTTTCGTAACACTTTAGGACAGTGCAAAATTGGAGGATCAATCGAATACATGTATAATATGCATAACTTAGTTAATGATAAATTAAAAGCACAGCGTATTGAGAGGTTTCAAACAGAATTTTTGAAACAACCCTTAAAAAAAGAGTTTACTAACATGTTAAACTTGTTTTTAACAGATACGTCGTTTAAGCCTCAGTTTGTTCCTACATTGGAAATTGTTAAAAAAAGGTACTGCGTCAATCATGACAACTTATTTCCGTGGAAACATGTATGTGTTGTAATTGCAGCAATGTGCAAGGGACTAATAAAGTATGAAACACAAAGTTTAAACTTTTCAAAATTAATAGAATTTTTACAAGAATTTTTACACATTGTGAAATTAATTCAAAAAAGTCGATCTGTATGTTTGCAAACAAATCTTACTACATTATTGAACATGAATTCAGTTCATGAAATTTATCAAGAACTACAAAAGTCGGAATATACAAGTAATTTTAATTTAATTGAAGCAGGTACATGTTTAAAAGGTACTTGCATTTAAATTAGTGTTATTCAATGTCAATTTCGTCCTTTAAGTCATTGATAACTTCTGTAAATTTATCAGTTTCATATAAATTATTTAATTCAGGGTCTCGTTTAATTTTCTTTAATACAGTTGAATAAAGTTTAATTTTTGAGGGAGTTGAAACTCGTTCTGATTTGTAAATTTCATTTAACACTTTGGCAACTTGTTCATTGTCTTGTAAATCTTCATCAGTTAAATTTTTTACGTAGTCGGCATACTTTGCTGATGCTGATAATTCTTCAGAACCTTCCTCATTACGTCGTCCTCTTACGCTTTCAGATTCGCCCCTAGACGATTCACCTCTCGATGACTCTCGTTCGCCTCTAGATGATTCACGTTCTGCACGCGCTGATTCACGTTCTGCACGCGCTGATTCGCTTTTTGCTTTTTCAGAAGCCTTTAAAGACTGTTTTGCAGCTTCAGCAACTGTTTTAGATTCTAATGAATTGTTTCCAATAAAGCTTTTAGATGCGTCATCCAATTCATTTTTGGCAAGAACTCTATTGTTTACAAAACTTTTTCTGTTTAAGTTGTCAATGCTGTTTGAAATTCTAGAATTTGTTGCAAATTCGAGTGCATTATCACTTACAACTTTAGAAATTGCAGTTTCAGCATTAATATTTTGAAATAAACTACAAGGCCCAAGCTGTTTAATATTTTTATTAATGCTTCTTACTGTAGTAGTAAATGAATACATTGTTCCAAATGCTCCAAGAACCGCCAATGAAATTCCTACAAATCCTGCAATAGTTAAATGTCGTTTTGAAGTCATTCCATCTAGGTACCCATTGTTGGTTACTATTAGTAGTAAGCTGACAAATACGGTGATAATGCCAACAATGAAAATAATTACATACCACCAGTTTGTAATAGTCCATCCCATGTTAATTTGATTACTACTTTGAGAAAAATAACTTAACACATCTTGAAGGTCTCCTTCCATTTTGTTTTACTATTCAAGTCCTTGATCGACGAAACGTGCGTTGAACTGACTTTGCAATTCTTTTTTTTGACTTTGTTTTTGCGCCTCCTCCTCGAAGCGTAAACATCTGACCTCCTTGTAACATTGGTTCCGCTTGATCATTTCTGGAAGCTGCAAACGTTTCCATGAGACTGCCAAACAGCCCACCGCTTAACATCATTAAACAAGTGCTGTTTGAAGTTTTTTTTCCACTAGGTAAAACTCCACCTTTTAGTACGTCTGCAATGTAAGAATTTATGTTTGATGTGTCCATTTATTTTATAAAGAATGTCTTAAGATTTAATAAAGACCCTTCATGACCTATTTACCCCAATGCAATATTCCAGAGCGAATGTTTATAGGCCTTGACAATGCACCTGAAATTTTAAGTAAATGTCGTACGCACACCATAGCTTACTATTCTGGACTATGCCTTATGGTGACCGTATTTTTGTTCGTAGGCTACTGGCTCACTCGTGATGAACCCAGCACAAGTTTTATTGTACCGCTATGGTTGGTTGGAATTCCTTTTATGTTACTGTTATTGTATTCTGTATCAAAATTTACGCAATACAGGTCAAAGTACGATGCTGAATTGTTAGAACAACAATTAAGCGGAATGTCCAAGAAAGATTACCTGAATTATAAGATTGGAGATGATCGAAGCAAGCTTGGGTTTGCTGCTAGTGCTACTAGCGCAGGAGTACTTGCAGGTACGAATTTATTGGGTCCTTTTTTGCGTGGGGATCACTAAAGTAAATACCTCTAATAAGCTGTGGCAATTTACACCAATTTGCTAAATTAAACCAAGTAAATCGTTGGCCTGATTCTTTAAACGTTAACGACAGTTGCACAAAGCTATTTTCACCATGTCGATCGGCGTCCGAATCAGGGAACGATTCTAAAATGTCTTCAGGGCTCTTGAGGTAGATTACCCAAAGAGCATGAGTTTGTAAATCAGTTTCAAACCACATAATGTGAGGCCATGACCTGTCGTCGTTTATGATGCGCAAAACAAGTTGTTTTTCTCGTAACGTAAAAGGTCTCGATCCACTAGCAGTAGTATCTTGGGAAAAGTATACACCCCTTGAACAACTGCGCCCAATAGTCCTCGGATTCATTGTATTTATTCATAAGTCATTCAAGTAATAAATGAGTCTTGTTGAACCACGCAAAGGCCTTAAATTTTTAAGTGTAGTTTCGAGCGCCGTCGAGGAAGCGTCGCAAAGTGCACTTGATGGTATCGAGGCCTCTGAAGTTGCCAAGCAGTCTCCTATCAAAAGTCCTCAAGTTAATAGTGTTATAAAGGCCTTGGACTCTAGCGTAAAAAAAGCAACGAAGCAAGCTAGTCGCGCTGCAAGTGCAGCCCAAGAGTTGTATGAACCCATGAGTCTGGTTAAAAAAATTGCTGCAAAGGCAAAAGCTAAACATGCAGCACAACAAGCAGAACGTGCAACGAGAGACATTCAAAAGTCGGTAAATACTTTAGGGTCCATGGGCCTCCTTGGACAAGAAGAAGAGCCTTCCGAGCGTATTATTGTACTCGAAGTGGTGACATGTAGGCCTCAAACTGTAGGCCTGTTTGACAACCTTAAACAAGTCTTTCGCAAAAATTTATGAGTATACATAATAAAGACAATGTCAAGAATCCGAAGTAGGTCACACAAACGAAAAAGTTACCGTAAAAAGCGTCGAACGATGTCTGGTGGGGGATGGTTTTTTAATGATAAAAAAGTAGCTGCTCCAGCTCTTCTTACGTATGAACAATTAGTAAAAAAATATTGGCCAAGGTGCAATGATAGCAATTACATTGGAACCTACGACATTGATAACTTATTTATACTTCGAGATGGACTCGCTGAAAATGAAGGCAGAGATAATGATTTTTATGAAATGGAAAAAAAAAATTTTACTTTAATTGCTTTACGAAATGGCGACCCATCAAAAGTGTATAAGGTACAGATTGAGGAGATAGGTAATCGTTTTGCATACTTGGTTCCACTTTTAAACAGACGTAATGAAAAGGTTATTGCATTCCTGACAGAGAAAGAGTGGAACTCCAGTAGATTAGATAAAAAATTTATTGAATACTAAGTATGACAATGCTTGTCAAATGTAGACAGCATAAGACTTTTTCAAAATGCATCATTGAAATAGGATCTGTAACGAAAAATCAGAAACCAACTAGTAATAAAAGAATGGCAAAGTCTAGAAAAAGAAGTATTAAGAAAAAAAATCTTCGGAGGCGTAGATCATTGCAAGCAGGGAACTTTACCAATGAAAATCCTATCAATAACCCTGAAAACCCCATTATACAAGAACTCCGAAAGAGCAAAAGCTTACGACAAATGCAGTACAATGATGTCTGTAGAAAGGCTTACATGAATCGCAAACTTCGAGGATCTTTCGCGGTACTAGAAAACATTCAAAACAGAAGTCCTTTAGAAATATCCTGTGAGAAATTTCTGCGAGACAATAACTTGTACATCTAAGTATTGTTCAAAACCATTGTATAATTCTCGTTTGGGAAACCCAACAAGTAATAAATGATTAATTATTGTAAAGTTTCTACAGACAAGTCTTGGTTTGCTTGGGCCCTGTGGACACTAATAAGCCCAGGAAGAACTGCAATTTTTATGCTTATTACAGCTATCTATTTTTACGTAAAAGCGAATCATGATCCTGTTCAAAAAAGTGCTTACGAAGAAGCTGCTCTGACACTAGGACTTTGGGCTATTATTAACATTCTTGCATTCATTTTTTTGTTTACACGACAAAAAATTTCATCTTAATATCCAAGAAGAGCTCCATAAAGGATACTTAATTGCAATGTGAATTGCTTGTTCAATGTACACTTCAAAAATTTTAGGCTCGTTTAAATTAGCAAGCCTTGCGCATTCACTTGATTTTAAATCAAATGAAGATTTATATAAGTAACATGACAAGCAGCAAGCAAGCACAGCACGCATTAAAATACACTGATCCAAATCAGACCAGCAGTTTAACGACATAAACAGACCAAACAATTGTTGTGCTTCTTGCTCAAAATCTAGTTGCGAACAACCTAAAAGAACAGCAATGTTGGCAATCACAATATGAAGAGTTTCCAGATGATCTGAGCGGTGCTTGTACTGTTGATTTAAAAGGCCTAATTTTAAAAACCAACAAATTTGAAATTCTCCCTGAGTGGTAACATGGTTTGTAACTTTTGAAATTATTTTAGGAACCAAAGGACTTTCTTCCAGTTGTGTTAACGAAACAATAATGTTATTGTCAAGCGAACTGTCTAAAGTTTTTGAAATACCACTTAAATTTGTTTGTAAAAATGTAAGCCAGTGTGCGCTTGACTGTCGAGATTCGCTGCAATAATTTAACAAACCGCTCAAAAGGTCTATAAAAAGAGACTGGTGCTTTATTCGACCATAAGCTTTTGTAAATAAACACTCGAATTTTGTTTTTCGTTGTTCTAAATCCATGGGAAATATTAATTTATTCCAAAGAATTGGGTCTTCATCAGCTGGCAATGGACCAAAAAAGCATTCGTACAAAGTCGCACCGAGTGCCCATAAGTCCGCCGAACATTGAACTTTGCAACGTTTACTGAATGGACCATGCAACTCTGGAGGCCTGTGAGTGCTTGTGTAAAGCTCATGGTTTCTTACATCATCAAACACTTGTGATTGTTTTTGAACAAGCCCAAAGTCGCAAATGAAAGCATCTCCTTGTTCAGTAATTAAAATGTTTTGACCTTTAATATCGCAATGCACAAAATTGTGCTTGTGTAGAATAGTTAATTGAGCCAGAATTTGTAGAGACCAATGCAGCATGGAGTCGCAGAATGAATAATCACCAATGTTTGACATGTTCATAGATTGAATCTTTGACCACTCATTAATTGTGCTGCAACAGCGCTTCATAACGAAGCCCATAATTACTTGATCATCTTCATTCACTAGATTGCCCAACAAAGGCACCCCAAACCCAAATCGTAGTAAAAGACCTTCTCGTAATACAGTATTTACATAGTTTGGATTCCAGGAAAAAGGAATTTTTAGGGCGCATGGAGTTATTTGATCATCGTAGGACCATACAGTGGCATATGCACCTTTACCCAGTTTTGTTAAACTTATCATATTTGTTTATACACTACAAATTACTATGAAATGTGCAAACGTATCATTCATGTCAATTCATTCTCAAAAATTAATCTTGTTTTGCATCTTGTACAAGAAACAAGTCTGTATTAGGTTCGTTTGTTGCTTCGTTTAAGTCGTACTTTACGTAAACATACTGTTTAAATTTAGTTTCTGTAGCGATAAATTCTTTAAGTTCTAATGGTTCAGCACTGAGTTCTGCAGGTTCCATTTTTGCACATGCAGCATTGTGATTATTTTCAGCATCATTTTTTGCAATAGGAAACGCTTCGTCAATGGACATTGGTTGTTGAACTTGAATTTTGTTGTTCTGTTTAAAAAGTTTAGGCATTATACATGCAACATACACATTTTGAGAAACAATAATAGAATATTCACAAAATAAAGTTATTGCTTGATCAAGGTATTCAATTGTGTTGTATTTTTTTGCAATGTACCCCAATAAAAATGCCCAAATCATTTTATTGTACTAACTAAAAATTATTTATACATAATTCAACTCAAATGCTGTATTTAAGAGATTGAAATATTATTAACAATGCGTTCATCAAAATAATTTGAAGACACAATAGTTCAAATAAATGCCTGCTACTCATAATGCAGTATTTACCGAACTTGGCTCAAAAGGCCAGGCAGACAAAATTATGCAGGCCGAGACTCCTGATGAACCTCAAGAGACCTTTTGGCGACACGTTCACGAAAAGCATACGCCCTTTGGGCTTGAGCCTGTTGAGTTTGACGTTCAAGCATCTCAGCCAAGATTTAATGGTACCGCAAAATTTAAGTTTCCTCGTCAAGGCGACTTAGCTTGGCACACGTATGCTCGTTTCGATTTGCCAGGCATTGTTGGTGTAAAAGACGGCAAAGTTTTAAGAGGCTTTGATGCTCCCTATTGGCACCCCAGTACTGGATTTCGTTTGCTGCGTGAAGCAACGTTAACCATTGGTTCTAATGTTATTGATAGCTTTACATCAACATTTTTGTATGTTTGGGAGGCCCTTACACACAAGCATGGCAAGAAAATGCGCGAAATGATTGGTTGCTACGACACAACCGAGGAATACCAAGCAGCCTCAAAAAGGTCTCAAGAGCTTTGGGTACCCTTGCCGTTTAGTTATTGCAGGGAATCCGCTCTTGCAATGCCAATTGTGTCTTTAAGTTTTCACGAAATGGTGCTTGAGCTGGACTTTTGTAGCCGTAATGACGCAATTTTAAATGCAAATGGAGCTCAGGTTTTTATTAGGCCTGATGGCATGACTGACGATGAGATTGAGGCTTCCCTAGACCCTAGCACAGGTAACATGAATGCTCGAGGGCGCCAAATTAGTGTACTGCAGGATTCTGACTTAAAATGTACTGTAGAATGTAACTTGGTTTACCTGGAAAATGATGAGCGCAACAAGTTTGGCAAGGGAACTTTTACGCAGCTGGTAGATGAGCTTCAAGTAATTCCTGCTCAGGCCTACTATGCAGCACCTGGAGCGACTGAGACCACTCCTAGCGTCAAGATTAATCCAAGAATGCAATTTCACAATGTAATTATGGAATACATTACAGTCGTAAGGCGCGAAGGCCTTGATAATGTCAACTACTTTGACTTTAGCGGACCAGTAGATGAAGCTTCTGGGCAAGTTCTTGACCCTTTACGAGAAATTGGCATTCGGTTTAATAACACTCCTCGAGTTTCTACTCGAAGTGCCAAGTATTTTAGACTTGTGCAGCCCTACCAGTACCACACCAACGTACCTAAAGATCATGGGCCTAACAAGGAATTTATTTACGTATGGAGCTACTGCAAAAACCCTGAAGATGGTTTAAATCCTAGTGGAGGTGCAAATCACACTCGTTTGGAAAATGTTAACATTGAGTATCATTTAAATCCTAGATTATTCAGCCCTAACAGTCCTAATGCGGAAGTTATTACGTATGGAAGGTCCAAAAATTTGTTGACGTACAAATTTGGAATGATTCACAAGAAACTTATTTAATTGAGTATTTAATTGAGTTGTAGAAAAATGATTGAGTTGTAATTGAATAAATTAAAACATGTACATTCAATATTTATGTATTATTATAGGTCTTTTTGTAGTTTTAAAATTAATAAGCATGTACGATTTTCGTTTAAGATCGCAAAAAACATCTTCTATGATTAAGATATGTGCATCAAGACCTGGAGCTGTGACTTTAGTTGTTTTAAGCAAATGTCCAGAAGCTACAAGTGAATGCTTGATGAGTATGTTTCACGAGGCTGTATGCCCTCGAACGTTGTCAGTAATTGTTATAGAATTTGTTAAAGAATACAGCGAACAAAGTTTAAGCATGCTTTCTTACATTGAAAAGGCAAAAGCTCGTGGTTCATATTTAAGCAGCTTTTCAGACTTAGTAAAAGTATATCAAATACTTGACGACACAAAAGGAACTTTAAATATTCAAAAAATAAAAGAACGTATTACAAGTCAAGAATTAAGGCCCTTGCTTTTATTGTGCTCTGATGCAACCTTGTTTCTTCCACAATGGGATTCTGAACTTTTACAAAATTTTCAAAACTTGCCGCCAGGCTCATCCATGTTTTGTGGCAGCGCACTTTCAAGCACAACTCATGAATACATGTCCGCCTTTACATATCTTGACAACCTAATTGAAAAAACACAGGGAGTGTCTTTATACACTGCAAATAGTAAAACACATTACGTAGCAAGAGTTGGCCTGAGGCCCTTGCACCGCAAAAATACGTGCACGCGAATTAAATGGTTTGCGTTGCCAATCCTCATGGAAACTTCAATATTTATAACTTCAGAACAAGACTCATTTGCAAATTTAATTCAAAATTGTTCAATGGTCTACACATCAAAAACTCCTGTGGCAATGCTTGACGTTCTTGCCGAACAACGTTTTTTTAATAATTTTTTATATGAAACTACACAAGGAATTGCACTTCAGAAATATGATTTGTCCAAACTAAGTGTTTTGGGCCTACATGATAACACGGACTACACAGAAGTAATTGCTAAATTTGGTAATTTAGCTGCATTGCAATGGGCCTTACAAGATTAAATAATTAATACTTTGACATGCGTCGTTTGGCTCGCTTTTTTTTGCTTCGGAAGCCTCCAGACAAAAACAAATCGCGTAAATCATTGTTTGCAAAGTATCTTTTTTGAACAGGGTTTAAATTACTAAAGTTTTTGTTGTACAATTTTTGTGAAGCTTGATCAAGTGCATTCCTTCTTGCTATTATAGGCCTATCTATATTTTGTCTAGCTTGATGAAGGACCGCTCGAATGCCATATTCAGATTCGCGTACAGGACTAGGATTGTTTGATTGACCTTTTATAGGTACTTTGCTTCGTTGTCCACGTATGTAAATATCAAAGTCACCATTCGATAAAAAATTGTTTTCCTTTCTTCTTGAATTATTTTGGCTTCTAGTTCTTTCTTGCATTTATTTATATATATTTTTATCACATGATTTTGCTTTTTAATAGTACATCTTATGACTATGTAATAAAATGCAAGGTCTAGCAAAAACGAATGCTATTGCAGCTGTTGTGCATTTTGTAACTGCACTTCTTATTGTATTTTTGTACAACCACTGGCCAGCTACGCACTCAAGAGCATACTTTAAGGCCTACAGAATGCAAGTTGCAGGTCCTCTTACTTTAAATATATGCACCACGGACGGCTTACAATCAGGCAATTATGAAGATGAAGCTGTTAATAAACCTGGTCAATGCACAGTCGATATTGCATATCAACAACCGAAGGACGTTGTTAGCGTAAACCTTATTTATGGTGTCTTAGCATTCTTTTTTTTCACTGCTGGAGCTCACCTGTTTTATGCCACTGACGCATTTGGCCTTGGTCATTATAGTAAGGCTTTGGCTCAAGGTTGGAATCCTTATAGGTGGTTTGAGTATGGAGTCAGCGCCTCCATAATGATTGTTTTAATAGGTCTTACAATTGGAGTACGCGACGTAGGAACTCTAGTAGCATTAATGACCATGAATACAAGCATGCAATTTACAGGTTATGCTGTTGAAAGTGCATTGCGACAAGATACGTCTCAGATTGTAGTGCGCGACACAATTTCAATTATTAACTCGGTTGGTTGGACCTTATTTTTGGGTACATGGGTAATTTTGTTTTACAACTTTTCAACAGTCGTAAGCGACGTGGGTTCAAAGTACAAAGGCCTTGTTCAACCAAACGGTCAACCAATTAAAGTACCATCCTGGGTATGGTTTATCATTTTAATCCAAGTATTTCAATTTGCCACTTTTGGATTTGTTTCAAATAAGCACATGAAAGCCAAGTTTGCTTCAGACCTTGGACGTGGTGATTCTGAGTATTCTTACTATGGTACAGAGTTTGCATATATTGGGTTGTCCTATAGCGCCAAGCTAGCTCTTGCGGCAGGCCTAGGCTACGGATTGCTTTTTAGAATAAAGGACTGCGACGCATAACAATTTTAAACAGATTGTTCAAAAAAAATTGTTTCAAGTAGGCATTGTAAATAAAGAAACATGGACCCTTCCGTAAATGTCAATCAAGCTCAAATTGTATCTGCATTCAATTCAATTCAAAAAAATGGGTCTCAATATGCAACCCTGACATTTTATATAGCAGTGCTTATGGCGGTAACCATTATTGTAATATTCGTAAGCTTAGTTGTGCTTCAAATAAGAGATCAAGCAATGGCTAAAAATGATGCAGTAGCACTACTGGCTGTTGCTATTGCAGCTACAATCCTTTTACTGTTTACATACTTTGCCTATTTGCGTAACATTGGTCAATATGTATACAGTCGCATTCGCCCAGTCGCAATTGACCGTAATGTATGTCAGGAGTACAAAGATAGTATTGGCATTCCATCAAGTAGCTTTGTGTAAAAAATAAGTATCTAAGTAATGTAAATAATAAATGGCACAATTATTTGGTAATTTAATACAAAGTGTAGTTACAAATTTATTAAAGCAATGCACTGAAAATTTTGTAGATTCATCAAATAAATCAGATATGTACTCTGACAGCCCTTTAGCTGTTTATTTGGGCCTTGAAGCATCTAGGTTTGATGAAATTAATGAATCAAGTTATGCCAATCAATTTAAAACATATGTTGGTACATCAGTAGTCGGTAGAACTCTCATTAATTTTTTACCAAATTCTAAATATTACTGCCGAAGTGACAGTAATGCCTACATTATTAGCACAATTATAATGGCAGCAATATTGGTTCTGTTAGCGACGTATGCTTGGATGGGCTCTCTTGGATTTCCTATTATTTTAGGTAGTTTTGGTTTTATTACAACCATTTTAAATAATGTATTGTATATGTTGAGTGCAACCAAGGTACTGGAATCAAGCATAAAATTTGTTATGGAATACATTGTTCCATTTGTATCAAAATTTGTATCAACTAAAACTTCAACTTTAAAAGGCGGAACAACTTTTTCGGACGATCAATGGAACAAGATTGTGCAAGGATTTTTATTGTTAAACGTAGATCCAACGACCGTTAAACAATCTGACATTAAAAAATTGTACCATGAAAAAGCAAAAATGTTTCATCCAGACAAAACGGTAAAGTTTGACAAACTAAGTGCACATGATCAAGCTATTCAGATTAAGAATTTCGATAATTTACAGCAATTTTATGAATATTTTCAAAGTATTAAAAGCTCAAACATTGATTTTACACAATTTAATTTAAAATCAACTCCACCCATTAATTATTTTACGTTTATATTAAGCAGTGCTGCATTGTTTAGTAATCGGATACTTAGTGTATTGTATTTTTTCCCATTCTTGTACACAATATGCATTGCAGTGCAACCTGTGTTGTGCGCAATTTTACGCGTAATATTTAATGCGCCCAAATCGCTTTTGGTGTACTTGAGTACCTCAAAAGTCGAAACATTAAAGCATGCTGAACACGTTGCAAGCGTAAAAAAAATTATGAGTGCAGCTAAAAGCGCAACTAAAAGTGCAGCTAAAAGTGCAGCTAAAAGCGCAACAGCCAGGCTTGAAAGCCCTATGAAAATGCTTGCAGCAACTTCCTTAAAACGTTCAAAACGTAAAATGCGTAAAGTACAAAAAACAAGAGAAAGTCCTTTTAAAAGTATGTACAACACAAATTCTTTACACAACGTGAATAATACTTCAAGCGTTGCAAAAACCCAATCTTTTATTAATTTTTGAAAATTTTACATTATATCACATTTAGCAGTATAATAAATGCAGAAAGAAGTTATTGAAGAAATGGTATATATGGAAACAGTTTGGCCAGTTGTATCTGGATGTTTTGCTGTTATAGCCATATACCACATGGACGCCCTAAAACAATTTAATCTTAACGTTCGCAAATCAATGGTACTTGCTAAAATGAAACTAGTGCAAACTTTTTATCGTCAACACTTTACCAAATTTCCAGACACGTATTTAAACAGGCATTTTAGTTCGATATTCAAAGTTACTTCACGCACAATTCAAGATTATGAAGAAAAAGATATATCATCAAAACTAGAAGGCGGAATGTTTATAGATGATGCTCTTTTTACAATAATTTTAGCACCTAGTATTTTTGTAATTCAAACAGGAAACATTTTAATGGAGGTAGCGACGGAATTTACAAAAGAACAACGAAGTCCTGTTCATTTGACGCAAATCGAGTATAAACTGGTAAATCATTTAAGTGCTAACTTAAATGATGTTTTAACGCAAAAGTATTACAATTATAGCGAAAATAAAATATCTCAGCTTCAAAGTCTTCCTTTAGTACTTACAATAGCCAACAATCATCAAGTTTCATCAGAAGCAGCAAACTACATGCTAACAAGATTTTCTGAAACTGTTGTACAAAACATTGACGAAAATTACTTAAGTCCAAGCGAATTACTTTACAATAGAAGACAGTATTCTCAAATGGTTTATAATTTTGGAAAAAACGTTGTTGCGACAGTTGGTTTATCAGCATTTGCCTTGACAGCTCCATCAATAGTTACCACTGTTATTAAAAGTCCAGGTGCATACAAAAGTTTATTCACATTAGCAGCTGCAGCAAGCGATATTGTGGGTACAACAGACGCCTTAAAGTCTGTCATTGGAATTGGTAAAACAATAGGTGCATCTAATGTTGCATTGACTGTGCAACAATCCTTGGACAATACTCCTGCATGGGTAATGTTATTAAAAGGCATTTCGTCTGCAGGACAAGTTGCGTCAAAGGTATCAAAAGAAATATCGACTACTCTGACAAATGATGACGAATCAAGCTCGAATGAAAGTACTTCTCAAGTCGCAGTTGCTACATCGTTGGTAGTATCGGCATCTGCACTGTGGGATTACAATGGGTTTTTAGGCATTAGCATTGCTGATAATGTGAACAAATTGACGTACAATGCCTGGGAAAACATGTTAAGTCCACCTTTACTTAAAAAACTGCAGTCTTATTCATCAATTGATTCACCTAAATATAATCAAAAAGTGTTGACTGATGCAATTCGTCAATATTCAAATAAGGCATGTTTACAAAAGTTTGGCTACAACGTTTGTGAAAATGACTATGCAGAATTGGGCGGAACACCAAGATTAATTGCTGAAAATATGATGAATTTTTGCAATCAAGTCATGAATGTTCCTAAAATTGATGCGTATTTAAAGTCAGAACAAAGTTTGTTAAAAAAACTGGATCAATCAAGCGGCGAAGCTACTATTGCATTGTGTTTAAATCCTCTTAGTTTATTATCAAAATCAAGTTCTCAACTTGCACAAACGTATACTGGTGCATCATTGCGCGAAAATGCAAACATTAATAAATTATTAAGTTATTTAAACGTAAACACGTATGATACATTTAAAAACAATGAAGAATTTAATGATATTTTGCTTACTGTAATTCAAGATCAACTTGGTTACTACGTTAAAGCAAAATCAGAATTTTTAAATGCTTTAAATCCTGTAATAAGTAGTTCACTAGCTTCTAATAACTTTCCTGTAGCGCACCTTGCTATAGGACAAGCACTAGTGCTTAACAAATTAGGTACACAAGAATTTAGTAGAGTTTCCGATTTGTATGCAAAAGCGCAAGTGTTATTAAGAATTGCACCGCCTTCTACATTATTAAATAACAATAATGACAAAGAATTGTCAATGAACATGAATAGCACTGCTCTAGTTCCATATGGCGATAAAATTGATGTAAGCACATTATCGAATTCCAAGTTACAAGCCACTTATAATAATTTTAAACAAGTAATGTTGTTGCCAAATACTAATAATTTTCAAACAAGCTATCAAAAATTTGAAGACAATTTAGTGATGCAAGTTGGTCAACGTGTTGCACAACAAGTTATAAATTTATGTGCAGAATATTTTGTAAAAGACCCAGAAGCAATTTTAAAACAAAAAGCCGTATTAGATTTGTCAAATCAAGCTGCAATGCAATCATTAAAAATGTTTTCAAATTCAAGTGGTGTTCAAGCGTTTGACAATAGATCTGAAAATATACGAGCTGCAATTGCTATGACTTCAGAGGCTACTCGAAACAAAAAATTAATTAATGCAACAAATACTTTAAACGAAAAAATTAATAAAACATATACTACTTCAAGCAAGGGTGAAGGGCACAGAGATCAAAACTACAAATATGTGTTAAATGCTACTTTGTTACTAAAAGCTGCTTTTCAATTGATTAAACAATATACATTTTACATGTTAATTTCTGGTATTGCTTGTAGGGTCGTGTACAAATTGTCTGTTATTGTTATTAAAATGTACATTAATAGGGCCATTGCAAATAAATTGATTCAGCAAGACAAGGTTGCAACCCAAGTGTTGTCTAAAACAGTTCCTACAGTGTACGAGTCTCTTTTAGTAGGTACAAACACATTTTTGTCTACCACAGAAGAAAAGATATGGGATTTAAGTGTGTTTGATTATCGTGTGGCTGAGGGTGTCTGGATGTGCACAAGTCAGCAGTTGTGTAATGTGCCTAAGGACTACTATAGTTGGAAAACAAGTGTTGTAAATACAAGCAATGAATATCGCAATGCAAGAGGCATAACTCGCCCAACTTCTTGGATTAAATACTTTAACAGCAGTGACAATGCGTTTCCAGATGCTATTATGAAACAGTTTTATACATATTTATTGTACTGCAAAGTAAATGTAAACGTATTGGAATCATTATGTGTAAACGATTTGTTTCAAAATCCGATTAGTGTAATGCAATTGTTTCATGTATTGGTTTCTGTTGAGCATGGCAATACGGCAGCTCAAATTTTAAATGAGTTTGTGCAAAGACCAAATTATTTTGCACAAGACGACAAAGTCTTTAATTTACTTTTGCCGCGCAAATACGATTTTAAAGAATCTCAACATTTGCTAAACAAGGCACTTGTATTGGCAAAATCTCAAAACACAAATGAATCAGATTATGAAAAAGTCAAAAAAGAATTGTTGGTGCAAGACTACATCAAATTCTCGCAAGAAATTCAAAGACAATCTGTGTACACGTTTCAAACTCAAATTGATATGAATCAATTTAAGTCAAAATTACAATTTTTGTTGGAATTTTTTCACACTCGTGAATCAACTCATCATACTATTCGTCGTGATTCCACTCGGATTAACATTGCAAACAAGGTACCTTCTTTGTCGCCGCCAGCATCATTCGTGGCACAATCAGCTAATAAAAACCAAATTTCATTAGTTAAACAATCATTAAAAAATCAAAAAAATGGTAAACAAATTAAATCAAAACGAACTAAATCAAAACCTTTACGTAAACAAGCTAAATGATAAATGAATGTTATTTCTTGAGTTTGAAATTATTTTTTTTGCAAAACATTTAAAACATAAATAAAATGTTTAATCGTATTCGAGTTGCAATTGTAGGCCTTGGCAATTGTGCAAGTGCTCTTGTTCAGGGAACGTATTATTATAGCACAAATAAAATCGAGCATGGAATTGTAAGGCCAACCATTGGTAATTACGGTCCTGATTCAATTGACTTTGTTGTAGGCTTTGACGTCGACGCAAGAAAAGTAGGTCTTCCAATCAACAAGGCAATTTATAGCTTGCCAAACTGCTGCAAAGACCTTTGTAAGCGAGAGGACCTACAAGGCGCAAGTTGTCAACGTTTTGGTGGACCAGTTTTGAAGGCTCCATTGCTCGACGGTGTTTCAAAGCATATGGAAGCCCATCATGAACAAGACACTGAACATTTTTTTGTCAAAGACCCACTTGAAGGCGCTGACAATGATCAATTAGCTCAGTGCGCTTCCATTCTAAAAAACTATGAAGTAGACGTATTGGTTAATTATTTGCCAGTAGGTTCTGAAGAAGCTACCAAATTTTGGGCCAATGCGTGCTTAGAGGCAGGCGTAAATATGGTCAATTGCATTCCTGTATTTATAGCAAGCGATCCTATTTGGCACCAAAAATTTGCGGATGCCAAGCTGTCCATAATTGGTGATGATATGAAATCTCAGTTTGGAGCAAGTGTATTAAGCCAAATGCTACAAGAACTGGCTCATGCAAGGGGTCATAAAGTCAATGTTCACATTCAGCAAAATTCTGGTGGCAATACTGACTTTTTAAATATGTTAAATCGAGAACGTTTGGCATCTAAAAAAATTTCAAAAGAAAACGTTTTAAAACATCACGGCATTGAGCCAGACTTTTTTCATGCTGGTCCTTCTGATTACATTAAGGTCTACGGTGATACCAAAGTAGCGCATTTTCGACTCGAACTTGAAGGGTTTGCTGGAAGTCCTGTGTTGTTAGATGCGCGACTTGAGGTACAAGACAGCCCCAATAGCGCAGGCGTTGTGATTGACGCGTTAAGGTATGTCATGGTTGCAAACAAGAAAGGCATTTTTGGATCCTTGGAGGGCCCTAGCGCATTTACGCAAAAAAGTCCTCCCAAGCAAATGCCGCTTGCTATGGCCATTGAAGCTTGCAATGCTCTTGCGTAATTTCGTACTTTTTAGCAATAATCTATCATTGATTTTAAACTAAATAATGTAAATTCGAATGTTAAGTGAGCTACATCATTTTTTTCATTTGTAATATTTAAATATATTGTTTTGTTACTGTCTTTTGCACAAGAATTAATCATGCACGACACTTGATTGTACTGTACATCAAAACCATGAAGAGCTACAGATATTAATTCTTCTGATTTTAGATCTACAAGTCCAGGCGAAGTACCCAACGAAAATTTTAAAGAACCTACGGTGTCATTTACAGTCTTTAATGAAATTAAGGCAATATTTTTAACACAAAATCCAAATGGAATTACTAACTTTTTAATCAACGTTTTACCTGCTGGTACTTTTACTGTTGTTATAAGACCAGGGTCATAATCATGTACGTAATCATTTCCTGCATTTGTTACAAATTTAACAGAATCGTTTGGAACAATTACCCAAATTAAAAGTACAAAAACAATTAGTGTAAAAAAAATTAAATAATTATTTTCTTTCATTGTTTATAATTTATTTATAGCACATTATTAAATTATCATATCAGAATTTGTAGTATTGACTAGAATTTTAGCGCAAGGCCTCGTAATTTGACCCAAAAAAGGGTCTGTGCTTTGTATGTACTCAACTTCAAATAAATGTCCAGATTTGTTTGACAGTTCAAGCTTGACAAAAATGTACTTTAAATTATGCGGCGGTTCCAAGGATGCCAATTTTGACTTGCGCCTAAGTTGTGTGTATGCCTTGCAGGCAGCCGTTGAAGGTCGTTGAGCTGTAAAGGTCCCAAGATCTTGTACAAAATCCTTGTGCAATTCAAGGTTTTTTACAATTTCTTGTATTTCAATGTCGCCTTTCGTTATGCAGTATGTGCAGTACCGCCTAAGTGACATATGTTTACTTAAAGAACATATACATAAATATAAACATAAATTAGTTTCCAAACTCATCAACACTTCTTGGCGCAATAATGACAGTGTGCTTGGTCTTACTGCCTCCAAGAACACAATCAAGTACTAAAGCTTGAGCTGAATTATCGGTGCACAGGTGCACTAGGACCCACGTGCATTCCATGTGATTCAAAAAAAGGCGCAACTTCTTATTGTCATAATAGTTTTTGGACTTGCGCTCCATTTGAAGGCCCTCCAGGATATCCATGCTCACACTGGAACTTAAAGGTACCCACTTGACTGCACCATTAAGCTTTTCTTTACGAGTACTGATAAAAAAATCATGATTGCCAGAAGTATTAGTACCAGTAAATCCAATTCTCATTTTGGAGTGCATGATGCTAGGATCCGTTGTGTCAATTGCTTGAAAAAGTTCAAAGCAAAGCGTTGGAGCTCCACACCGCTTGGCATTTAATGAAAGCTCTTTTAAAGTGCTCATTGAAACGTTAACGTGAAACTGAAGCTCAAAGCACATGCCTTCAAGGGCCTCAACTTGAGACGAATCAACTAGATTGCAGTTGTACACAGCTCGTACATCTCCGTCATTGTTGATGCTCTCAAATGTGATGCGGTCAGGATGATCCATGTACCTTGTAATGCTTAAATCAGTTTCTTTTTGAGTACTTGCTACAAGAGCCTCCATAAGGGCCTCGCTTGATATGCAAAAATCAAGACCGTTTGCATCTTGTTGGCCATCAATAAGGTGCTTCATATTTGATTCAACGTCGCATTCAAACATTCCACGACATGCTAGTGTAAATGCTTGGTCATGGCATTCAACTCGAAATCCAGTAAACGTTTGGTTGGGGTCTTGAAGCTTTTCTTGCACACATATTTTAATGCGGACTTTTTGCACGCACTTTAAAGGTCCAAAAAATTTGGTCAACATGGACCCATTAGTGAAAGTGAGACGAAAATCATACTGTTTTTTGTTAACATCTTTGTTTAACACTTTAGGCTTGGGGGGAACTTTTGTGATGTCCAATGTTTTATTGGAAAACACTTTTACAGTTGTTGAAAAAGTTTTTGCAAGCTTACATGATTTTTCTTCATCATCGCTTGAAGCAATAAAAGAATCTTTTTCGTACTCGTCCTCATCAAGTAGTTGTTGCCCTAAAGTGTCCATTGATTCTTCTTCGCATTCCTTTTCAATGTAACGCTGAGTCTTAGGCATCTTGTTTAATTAAATTATAATGAAGTTACATCATTTTATAAATGTAATGCATCAATCTCAAGAAATAGTGATTCATACATATGCTTATGCAAGTATTAATAATACAATGACCATAATAATAGCGTATCAGGACCTTCATACAAGCTATATTGGAAGCGACAGTGCATGTACATCATCTGGCGAGTCTTCTATTAGTATTCGTACAAAGTCAAAGTGTTGGAAATTTGAGCATGCTGGTCTTGGCACAATTTTATGTGGATTTAGTGGCCTTTATGCAACAGGAAATGCAATTCGTTACGGCTTTCATTGGCCGACTTTATCATCCACTAAAATGCTGTCGTCTCAACAAGTTATACAATACCTTACGAACGAATTCGCACCATCTTTAAAACGATATTTGCACAACAAATTTTTAAAGAATACTGTAGAGTGTTTGCACACTGTGTACAAGGATTATTGTACTGATTGGTACGTCATAGTGGTTATTAACAAGCAAATTTACATTGTTAATCACGATGGAGATGTTGAAGAATCTGATTCAAATTTTGCTTGCATAGGTTCAGGATCTGAGACTGCATTGAGCTGTTTACGTACATTAGAAACGTTGCAAAGTCCTCTTTGGCCTTATGAGAAAATGGAATTCGCGTTTGAAATGTGTACTAAAAACTTATGCGATATACGAGGTCCCTTTGATATTATATGCAATTAAGTGCAATAAATTGCAATAAGTAATTGTGTGCAATTATTTTTGTTTAAAATAAAAAAATTTAAATTTAAAAATTGCCCTAACTGATCAGTTGGTGTCTGACCCTAAAAACAAATGAACTCTGAAGTCACTGACATTAATGGTGGTCTAGCTCGAACTGCAGGAAAAGGTACTTTATATGAATCAAGCAGAGTTGCAAATGGTACCAGATTTGGTATCAACAAGTGGGGTCGCCTTGTTAGTGACGCTAAGCACGCCGCTGGAGTTGCTGCTTACAACAACAACGCTAAAATTCGCGCTGCTCTTGGAGCGCAAATCGGAGTAAAGCTTCCTGCAAAAGCATCAAATTATAAATTAACTTTGCCCAAAAACAAGCCTAATAGTCGAAAATGGGTATCTAATAGCAGGGGTCACATTGTAAGCAGAAACAAGCACGACGGAGGAGTCGCGGCTTACAACAAAAGCGCAAAATTGAGAAGTGGTCTTGCCAAAGGCGTTAAAGCTCTTAAAGCATGGAGACTAAGTCACGGAATGAAAGGCGGTGAGAATTTAGAGGGTGGTGCATCAGAAGATGCTATTGAGGGTGGCGAGGATCTTCAGGGTGGCGAAGGCGAAGACATCAGTGTACAAGGAGGGCGCAGACACCGTAGGTCTCGTCGCTAAAAATGTTGTTTGAATATTTAAAATAATAATTTTTTATATATTAATTAATTAAATATTGCACTAATTCGTTTGTGTAAAGCATTTCCAAGTTGAGCATCTGTGCACCTATTTTGAAGTAAGTTTTGAGAGTCCATGCTTTCAAGGATGAATGCGTAGTTTGCTTTGTTATACAAAGCGTTTTGTTCTGTTTCCAAATTGTTTTCAGAACTCCAATATTTGCGTAACCTTGTTACAAACGGAGCTCGCAAAAATGTAGTTTCTTCAATGTACACAACATTAAAGGTAGACACTCCAAAAGGAATTTCAAGTGGGTCCATTGGTTGCACTGCTAAAATTTCACAAGTTAGACTATTGTTATTGTCTAACAAGGTATGAAACATTTCACAGTTAAATGACACTGATTTTCCTGGCCCTTCTACTTCCGTAATACCGTGTGTGTCCAATTTTGTTGCTTTAGGCATGGTCCAATGAACTTGTTGAAAAGTCTTTTTTGATTGATTTGACCAACACGAAAAAGATGTAAAGGTCCTCATTAAATGGTCAAAGAAACAAGGTTCAGCAATTGCCATAGTAAAGCGCAGTAAAGGATGAAGCCGTTTTAATGCAGCAGTTGCGCGAAACTTGGTGCAGCACATTTCAAAAAAACTTGACGAACTAATTTTTTCCATGTCAAGTAGCGGCATTGTAAATATCATTTGCGTAATTTCACTTAAATTTTGATTGTTCTTGTGTTTGATGCTCGCCACAGATTCTGGAAAGCCCAAATTTTTATTGGGTTTTACCAATCCAGCGACAACCCCTTGATCTATATAATTTTGTTTTGAAGATTGCTCAGAAGTGCTCATTGGTGCCACCACGACACCTGGAGCAGCTTCATTTAAAGCACTACTTACAATACCGACAAGTCCAGTTCCAATGCATACAGCCTGACCAGTAATAATTCTTTCGGTTGCTCCACTCAGTGGATCTGTTTTGCCAAACGATGCTCCTTCTTCAAATACGTCTAGACTTTGTTCAAAAGAAGCTCTTTGTAAGACACTCGATCCCATGGACTCCATGTGGTGGCGATTCATTGCCCCAAGCGAACCTGAACGACCCATAGTGTCTGCAAGTAACCAAATGTGACGACTATCAATGTTTGCACTATCAAATGAAAGAACTTTTTGAAGTTCCACTTGTAAGGCGCTGATACCACAAGAAATTCCCAAAACTGTGCACATTTCTACCACATTTGACGATCTAATTGTTTCAGGAACGATGAGAGTACTTCGAGCAAGTTCTAACATGTTTGAACCTTCAGTTTCTACTATGTGCCTGGACCTTCCGACAAGATCGTCGTCATACCTAACTTCTTGAAACACTATACTATTTTTGACATAATCAAGTCCACGAATGCGTAACTGGTTGTAAAGGCCTTCCATTATAGGTCCAATATGATCTTTTTGAAACCAAGGAGCCATTATTACATTAATTGTAGTTCCGTTTTGCAGCAACGAGGCCCAATTAGGAACATATTGTACCACAGCATCGCAGCACATTGTTTTGCGAAGTGCCATAATTGTGTCTTCAGGACTAACATTAAATCTTGCGCACTTATTCCAGTCTAGTACTATTGAAAATGAGTAGCAATAGTCCATCTGATTTTCAAGCGTACAATTTAATTTGAGGCCCATAGGTCCAACTTTACTTGCTTGAAACATCACTGGAATTTTGGGCCACACTTGAAATTCTGAAATTTTACAACAAACTTGATGTAAAAACACGATGCCAACTTGAATGCTTCCAGAATGTTCAAAATCAACTAGTTTTGCGCTCATGTTTGCAGTTTCGTAAGTGTCAACACTGTTAATTAATTGTTTAAATCTTGGAAGTCCAGTAATTGTCACGTTCTTGTCTGCAATTCCACTGTAATGAAACACATTGAGTGTCATCTGCATACTCGGTTCTCCAATGCTTGAAGCACCCAAGGCTCCAACGCCTTCGCCAGGACTAATAATGGCTTTTGAGTATAATTCCACAATAAGATTTAATTCGTTGTCAGTGTAGTCTAACTTGTTGTACTCGTACACTTGAGCAAGTAAGCAAGCCACACTGACGTTCATAACACTTTTTGTTGAACAGTGCAACCGCTGGTGTAGTCTAGAAGTTTCCGTGTAAAGGTACTTTAACGTTTGGTCAACAGTAAACAGTTTTGAGCTGACGCCGCCGACTCGGTTCGTGTGCACAACAGCCGCTAATGCAATTGCGCAAGGAACGCGAAGCTCCAAAGATTTTAAAAAGTTAGACTTGTACGACACGTAAAGTCGTAGAGTTTTGTATGCCATTTCAAGGAGTGCAACTGACACATGTGTTAACTGAGCGCTTTTGATAAAACTAAATGATTTTAAAACAATTCTTTCAAGTCTTGATCCATCCAAATCGTCTCCTCCATATGATGTTTCCACAATACCATTATTTGACACTCGTACTGTTCCATCATAGCCAATGCACTGTGATTCTTGACCCTTAATCATGCGTCTTTGGTTGTATCCTGATTCTGAAGTATTGACTGCAGTTGCTACAATTCCCTCTCGTCCTGCCATTTGATGCATGAAAAATTCTGCAGGACTTAATCCAGACATGTAGGAATTCGCAATAAACCCTCTTGCTTCTGCGCGATAATCATCAGGACTAAAGTACACCAAGGTTCGTTGTCCAAGTCTTGTGCACCGCTGGGGTACTCTGCGACCATACACTGTCTGCTGGCCTACACACCCAGAAATCTGGGCAATGTTCATGACATTTCCTTTGGATCCAGAGGTCACGCAATTTGCAAGAGCGCACTCAGTATTTAATGTGGCCAATACCTTTGAACCAACCGCTCGTAACGTTTCCTGTAAAATTGAGCTGCTTTTAGCTTCACGAACTTCATTGCTAAGGTCTAAGCTGTAAACCGCATCCGACCTTGCTAACTGTTTTTTTAAAATGTCAAGAACATTGGTTTCCTCGCTTGCAACAAGGCAATCCACAACACTTTGAGCAGGACCATCGTGTTCAAGGTGTCCAACAAAGAGTCGTTGTCCATCAGATATAAATTTTTGTGAACCTCCTGGTCCATATAGTCTCCATATCGCATGTACAATACCAGTACTTGAAGCTCCGAGATGTTGCTTAGTCAGGCGGCCAGTAAGAAAAAGACCAGCACGAATAATTGTAGCATCAAGGTCCAATTTACCAGAATCAATGGTAAGAGCACAGGGCAACAAGCAACTTATAATTTGTTTTCCAGTCCATAAAGGGCCTCTAGAACTTTTAAGTATTGCTGGAACAGGCATGTCGTAGCTTAATGTTCCTGCTGAGTCGTAGAGGTCCTTATATTGATCAAACTGTTTTTTTTGTTGAGGGTCTTTTGGTACCTTGTACTTGATACGAATTAAAAGTTGCATTGCTTCAGACCTTGTTAACAAGCAATTAGGACTGCTTAAGCGGTACGCACCGACTAAGCTGTCTTGCACAAGTCCTATAATTACACTGTTGCTTTGAGGACTTACTATTTGATGACCCACGCTCATTAACTCATTTGCTTCGGCCATGGCTTCGTAGCCTTGAAGTGCGTGAATATTCATTTCGTCACCATCGAAATCGGCATTAAAGGCACGAGTCACAGGCAAAGGTAACCGAATGGTTAGACCCTCAACTCGATAGCACTTAAATGCCATAAACGAGGCCTTCCAAAGACTTGGTTGTCTATTAAACAACACTGTGTCTCCGTCAATCAAATGGCGCTCGACTGTCCAGCCAACCTTAATTTGAGCTGCAAGTTCAATACGACTATTCATGTCCAATATCGGTAGCCAAATTACCTTGTCTTGATGGTGGCCTGCAGGTTTTACAGCAAGCGCACCACCTTTGGTGTAAGAGCCCCTCACAATGCATTGAGCTAAGTGCGCCATATTTAAGTTGTTGACCAATTCTGGAAATGTAAATTTGTTCATCATGCTGCTAGGCACTCCAAGCTCGTGAATGTCGTGACTAGAATCTCCAGAAATTACAGTTCTTCCAGACTGATCCACTCGTTTTCCACTCAAGTTGCCTCGTAATCTGCCCTTTTTGCCATTTAAACGAGTATTTAGGTCTATGACTTTACGTTTTGAAGTAGCTGTAACCAAAGGTAATAAACCTTTTTGAGCTGCAGCACGTTTAATTGAATGATTGACAATACCAGAAACCATTATCTGTAGTTTTTCGTATTGACTGACCCAATCTGGCTTATTCTCTGAAAGTGCACTTTCAAGGTCCAAGTTTGCTCTTACAACATCTTGCAAAGCAACTGTCAAATCGTTTTCAGACCGTACCTTGGTATTACCAACAAAATTAGAAGGCCGAATTATAGGAGGTGGAACAATTTGCAAATGACACATTAAATTTTCTGGACTTTGAAGACCCAATATTAAACAAGCGTCTTCAGGAATGCTTTTTAAAATGCTTGCTGCGTCTTCAGGCAAAAATTTTGTTTTTAAAAAAGCGATGTAGGCTGGTCCTCGAAGCTTTGTAAACTCTGAAGCAAAGTCCTTGGATTTATAAGTCGCGTCAATAAAGGTCCGAAATCGTTTTGAAAAAACAGGCTGGGGCGCTTTGCACCAATTGCACACGAGTTTAGACCTGCACATGTCTGCAATTGCACGAAGTCTCTCTCGTCCTGTATTCATTTGAAGAATTTCGTCTGGTATAATACAAGTGCTTGTTGATTGTTTTTTTGTTTTTACTGCTGTAGATTCAGATGTACTTGTCTTAGTTTCAAATTTGGGTTTTGCGCATTCTCTGCATACTGTTCTTAAAATCTGAAGCACAGTATTGATTGCACCTAAACGAAAAACTGGCTTTTGTAGAGTTATGTATCCATAATGTTGATCACAATTCGCTTTAAAGCAAGTTGGGCATCTGATGGTATGATCCACAAGGCCCATGCGACAGTCATTGATGCCGTCCGTTTTAGGTACTCCACGATCATATGTACTTGGAACTTGAACATTTACAACGCCTAGACTGCGCACTTCTTCGTTCGTATAATAACGAAACTGCACACTCTTCAATGTTTTAATTGATTCCATTTTGACAATTCTAATTAGCTTAATAAGTAATACAATGTATTCAAACAAATAATTATATACATTCAATCTCAAAATATTATTCTTCATGTAGTCTTGACATTGATTTTTTGCGATTGCTTTTCTGTTGCATGCTCAATAGGTCCAGCACTGTTCTATCTAAGTCGTTTAAGTCTTTATGCAAAGGATTCCACTCTACAGTTTCTACATAACCCATGGAGTCCATAGAATGAAGTTTGTAAATGTCTGAAGTTAGGGCGCCATCAAAAATAATTGAGTGACCCCAATCTATTAGCACTGGAACATTGTCATGTAACATTATGTTTTTAGGATGAATGTCGTTATGAACAATACCAACGTTATGTAAAACCTTTATTGAATCTTTTAAGTAATCCTGTTGTTTTTTTGAAAGAGGCCCTTCAAGTGGTTTCAGAGGAATCATGTAACTTAAAAGTATTTTTGTAGTTAATGCACTTGAACTTGTCACAATGTCACTGCACTTTCCTAGGGCCTCAATAAATTGATCAAATACAAGTTGTCCAAATTTTGAAATCAAAAATGACAGAGGCACTCTTTCATAGTAAGTTGAACTTACAAAGCGTTGTTGCAATGGATCAACTTTGCGCAACAAGGTGCTAATACGAGTTTCATGGTAAAGTTCCTTCCAATCGCTTTTTTTACTAACACGAACAACTTTTGATCCGTTTCCAGAAGTCCACAAGAACACACATGAATCAATTCCTGAACTTAAAAATTGCATGCTATCAACAGAACACTTTTGAAACGACGATTGGTTATCTGAGATTGAAAACATAGTTTAGGTTTATTATTACACACAAGCAAGCTATTGTATTATAAAATGGATTCGAACGTATTTGACAAATCAAAGTGGCCTTTAGCAACAGTGGGGTTGCACTGGTGCTTAAATGATTATGTCAAACAAATTGGACGCCTTATGTGTATGGAAAATTCTAGCACTGTTGTATACGAAATTTCAATGGACGACTTGCCTCCTGGCACCAAAGCTCTTCATACATTTAATGCGCTGCGCAACATTGAAGTAGTACAAAGAGACTTTGATGATTCATGCAAAATTGTTCACGCATCTCTTCACATTTCTGGAACTATGATTGACTTTGAGGAAATCGATATTGAATCTGAAGGCCTTGTTTTTCAATGCTTTACGGACACTACAGTTTTGCCAATGCACGCCCTTGAAGGAAACACAATTTTAGTTAAGATTAAATTTGAAGAGCAAGTCAATTGCGCTTTGTTGCCAAAGCAAGCCGTTCGATGTGAAGGCCTCTTGTTTAATATAAAAGACAAGTCAGCTGCATTTTTTGTAGGAGGCACAAAGTACGCATTACTGAACTGGGATGGTACTGATTTGCACATTTTGCCTTCCGATTTGTACAAGACTAAAGTGTTTGACAAACCAGGACACTTTGACCTTTGGCAGCCACAGAAAAGTGCTGCTGTGAAAGATTGCAGCGATGAAGCAAAAGATTATTTTCCTAATTGGGATACATTTTTAAATTCTGAGGGCACTCCTGAGGGCCTCTTAGATGCGCTCGATAAAAAAAATTAATTTATTTACAGTATTAGCGCTTTCCAACTTTTTGCTGATTAGCAGTGTAAAACAATGCAAATTCATTAAAATATATTCCAAGCGTTGGATAAAATGTATAATCGTTTTTAAATTCCTTGTACATTAATGATATACACACTGGTTCTAGCGTATCAATAAATTTACCTAGAGTTTTGTATCGATTAAATATAAAAGAATAAATACCTTTATGTAAAGTATCGTTATTATTTAAATTTATTGAATCAATTTATTAAACATAACTATTTTACATATAAAACTTATTAAACTCAATTTCAATAACATATTACTTTTCTAACATTTTAAAAAGGCTTGACATGTCTCCAGATCCTTTTAATAAATCTGATAAACCTTCAGGCAACCCTGATTTTGCATCCATGCTTTGAATTGCATTTTGTAAACCAGAGGTGCCCAAAATCCCAGTCATTTGACTCATAACACTGTTCATAATGTCCTGATTTTTCATCAAATTTGTCATGATACCTTCTATTTCATCAGGATTAAATTTGGCCATCACCTGCTGACCTAGCTCAAATGGGTTAATGTTGGTAGCATTCATTGTTCCATCGTCAATCTGAGCCCTTAGTGTTGCTGCTGCCTCACTTACTGCTCCAAGCACATTCGAAGGAATATGGGAATACAACTTATTCATAGTTACCAATCTACACATGTTGGTAATGTAATTCCACATAAGTTCTTTTTTGGCCTCGTCGAGGTCCATAAATTTTTCATGTACCGAGAGGCCTTGCAATACTGGCAACTCTGAAAGTTCTTGAACAGCTAAAAAGTCCTTATTTGCAAGCCGATCTAGAAACGGACCAAATGCGCTTAAAAAAGACGTTAGGCACTCATCTGGACTTAAAAGTTGAATCTGACTAATTGCCAATGGGATTAAACTTTCATGGGGCCAGGTTGTTGTACAAGTCTCTAAAAACTGTGCTACAATCTTAAAAAACGAAACAGCGATTTCATCCTTTGTAATTGACATTTTAATTTGTTTTACTTGTAAAGCTTTTATAATTTAAATGAGAATGAACGAAGTAATTAATATTAATTCAATATGATGTGGGTTTACGATCTACGCCCATACAAAATAATCGGAATTACAGCAAAAGATGCATATGCCATGGGCCTTGCAATATAAGTAATTTCGTCTCCGACTTTAGGTGTTGTTGTGCTTACAAACACGCTTGCAACAATAGACAGAACTGACAACAGCAAACACAAGTTTCGGTACATGTCCTCAGAACTGCCTGTGACAATTAATGCATATGCAATAAATGCATAAGGAGTTCCTTTCACCAGCAGATCAATTAGATTGTTGGTAGTTGCAGAGTGACCTGCTCCAGCAGCGCCTGCAGTACCAGCATTAGTGGTCCAAGCAACTACAACGTCGACAAGAAGAATAAGTCCAAACATTCCAGTTAAAAAATTTACATCGAGCATGGTAGACATTTTCTTTATTAGTGTGTCGAGGACAAACTGGTCAAGTCAACCAAACTTTCTAATATTTCGACGCGCACCATCAAACTTCGATACATAAAAAATCCTAAAATTAATAGCGCAAAACAAATACTTGATACAATGCCAATAACTGTGTTAGAAACATAATAGCCTGCTTTTAGTACTTCATCATTTACCTGAACTAAAGGAACAACATTGTTTACGGATTTATTATTAAGTTCCATAGGTTTTTCAATTAAGTATTCAGAAGAATCTACATTGGAATTGTCAATAATTTGTTTATACTTTTTTTCTTTTTTTTTTGGAAGTTTTTTTGTGAGATTGAAGGAATTGTTAAACGTTTTTGATACTTGATCTTCAATTGTGTCTAAAATTTCTTGTTTTGAGTACTCAATTGTAGTTTCAGAAGAATCAAGTGCTTTTGCAAAAACTTGAGGCTTTTCATGAGGCGTCCAAGCTTGCTTCAATTTCATTTGTTTTATAGTACAAATGGATTTTATGATTTTGGACCTTTTGTGTTACGATGCTTTACCTAAAGCTATTGATGTTTCCAGCAAATACTGGGGTCCTAGTAGCGACGACACTTTAGCTACTGCGGAAACGCAAAAGTCAATAAAAGGCCCAAGTCTTGTAGTATTTGGACGACAAGCCAGCGGAGAGAGTGTGTGTGCTCGCATCAATGGTTACAAACCGTGGACTCGTTTTATGTTTAAGGGACCCACTACATCTGTTACAACCCAAGGTCTAATACAATTTTTGACGAATTACATTATGAGCAGTGTTTCTTATTTAAAGCGCAATGAAATTGTTGTAACTAGCGAAATGTTGCCGCAATTTTATGGGTTTGTTGGTTCAAAATCTGGCCAACCAGTGCAATGGCCCTGTTTTAAAGTTTATTTGCCAACTTTTGCAATGGTGTCCAAGCTAGAATTTGCTGCAAAAAGAAGTACGCCTTTGAATTGGTACCTCACAGATTCCATGTCAACTCCAGTGTTAAAAGCAACCAATGAACTTGGACTTTGTATGAGTAATTGGATTACGTTAAGCAAGTTTGACACAGCATTGTCAAATCGTATCAGTACTTGTAATGTGGAACTTGAAACCTGTGTAGAATTTGTACGGCCACTTGATAAAGTCACAATTGCACCAATTAAAATTTTGTCGTTTGATGCTGAAATGTATTCTCACGACAATGGATTTCCCAGTGTTTTGCATGGAGATCACACTATTGCAATATGCTGTACACTAAAAGTGTATGGACAATCTCATCTAAAACGAACTGCATTTGTTTTGTGGACCTCAAAGGAACCATTACGGTGCAGCACCCCAGACTTGCAAATTCATTATTTTAATTCTACGCTGGACCTTCTTGAAGGTTTTAGAGATTATATCGTGGAAGAAGATCCTGACATATTTACAGGATGGAATATTTATGGATTTGACATGCCGTTTCTGTGGGACGAATACAACTCCCTGCACCTTCAATCTAAACTTCGTGGTTCTGAAGCTCTGCGCAAACAGCTTGTTCAACTTGTTAAACCTTCAAGTCAATTTTTAACGTGCAAAGAACTTTTACAGCTTGCTAAAACCAAAAATAAGCATGTTCAATTGACTACGCTCACTCAAAGACAAAAATTAAGTTTAGATTCTGCAGAAAATTTGGAAGAACATGTAGCTGGACCATTACGAAGCAACTTGCGAAATGTGTTATGCATGCCTCCAGAAGATTCTTTTGGTGGACCTGAAGACCTTAAAACTATAAAATTACACGTTGCGGCTTGTCCAACAGAACGAGTGTCCCAATTATTTCAACAAGTCATGTGCAAAGAGCGCCATTCTGGTATTCAACGGTTTCAATACATTGGTCGTTTTGTAGGTGAACGTAGCATTTTAGAAGAAAAACGCATGTCAAGCAGTGCAAAGGGCGACAACTGCTACAATTTTTGGTCTGGTAGAACTTGTTTGGACCTTATGCAAATTATAAAGGATGATAAAAAATTGGACGACAATACGTTAAAATTTACAGCGCAAACCTACCTTGATCCAGAATATGGAAAAATTGACATGAGTCCTGCTGAAATTTTTTCAGCTTACAGAACTTTAAATGCTACTCAGATGGCACTCATGTTAGATTACTGTGCACGCGATGCGGACATTCCAATACTGTTAATTGAAAAACTGTCGTATGTTCCTATTTGGATTGAAATGTCAAGAGTTTCTTATACATCCCTTCACTCGGTGCTAAATGGCGGCCAACAAAGGAAAGTTTACAATTTGATTTCTCATTTTGTGCACAACTCTCATGCTTTAAACGTAAGTAACAGTGAATGGCCAGACACTGCAGTTGACCTTTTACATGACGATGCAACTACAAGTGGTGCATCAGCAGCTAAAAAATCAAAGTCTGATTACCAAGGTGCAACTGTAATTGAACCAATTGTTGGATTTTACACGGAACCAATCAGCACACTTGACTTTGAAAGTCTGTATCCTAGCATTATGATTCATTTCAATCTGTGTCCTAGTGTGTACGTTGCTACGTCCAGATTAAAAGACACTCTTGAATCAATGGACCCTTGCAACGAAAGCAATTTAGAAATTCACACAATTGATCATATTGATCAAAGCTCTGGAGCCTTATTCCAAAAACAATATGGATTTGTAAAACATATTGAAGGAGTGGTGCCAAGGCTTTTACAACACCTGTTAAAAGCCAGAAAAATTGCTAAAAAGGCAATGGCTTTATCAACTGATTCTTTTGAACAAAATGTTCAAAACGGTCGCCAGTTAGCATTAAAAATTAGCTGTAACAGTGTGTACGGATTTTTTGGAGTTAGTGCTCACAAGGCCCTTATGAGCTGCAAACCTGTTGCAGCAGTTACAACATTGAAAGGTCGTGCTTTTATTGAGGCATCCAAAACATTTGTGGAAACAACGTATCCAGGTTCCAAAGTAGTCTACGGAGACACTGATTCTGTCATGATTTTATGGAAGACACTCGACAACAACTCTGTAAGTATTCCAAAGTCGTATGCGTTAGCAGAAGAAGCATCAGCAGCTATTACAGATCTTTTGCGTGCTGGATTGGTACATGGAGCTACAAAGCCATTGTTGGACACTGCTCAAAGTGCAGTCACTTTAGCCAATGAAAAGGTGTATTGTCCCTATTTGTTGATTCAGAAAAAAAACTATGCTGGTCTCAAGTACACAATCAAGGCCAAGCACCGTCCTGACACACTACAGGATTTTGATTCATGTGTGGACATGAAGGGCATTGACGCTGTGCGAAGAGATAGGTCAAAACTGGTTAAAACTTTGTCTGAAAATGTTCTTGATGCTCTTTTGGTTCAGAAATCCCTGGATCTTGCAATTTCAAAGGTTCAATCTATTTTGGATTCCGTGGTTAACAATGAAGCTCCTATTGAGTGGTTTGTGTTGAGCAAATCATTAAAGAGTATTTACAAAACTGAAAATCAACCACACGTTCAGGCCAGAAAGCGCATGATTGCAAGATCAGATCAGGACGTGCCTGAAATTGGAACAAGAATGCCATATGTTATTGTTCGCGCTAAAAAAAGTGGAGTGCCCTTGTATGAGCACACGGAACACCCAGATTATGTGAAAAAAGCTAAGCTGCGCATTTGTGCAAAGTACTATTTGGAAAATGCTCAAGATGTTATTGCTCGTCTTTTGGGTCCAACAGGTCAAGGACAAGCAATTGCAAAAATGTTTTCCAAAGCTATTCATGATGCTGATCATAAGGCATCAGGAAACACAACACTTTTTCAATTTTTTAAAAAAGTAAAGCCCAATTAACGTAAAAATTGTACATGAATGTTTGGAAGCATTTTTCTTATCTTTTTACAAAATTCTGGTTGTGCAATGTATTCTCTAAGCCGAATACTTAGACTTTTCAACGATGAATGATTTGACAATATGGTCCAAAACGTGCAAGCATTACACTGGCATAAACTTAATGAACTACTTTGATGTGCCATTAATTTATTGATGCAAACGTCTAGGTGTTGCAAAGTTAAACAACAATTTGAAACAAATTCAATTTCTGACACGGAGTAAAAAAGACCTAGGCCCAATTTCTGTAAATTGCACAAAGGTCGAATTTTTTCACATGTAACTGATGTGTTGCGCAAATCAAGATCCACAAGGCCTTTGGGCAAAGACCTTGGTAGTCCTATAAGGGTATAATTTTCGCGAAAATCTAGAGACATCAAGCAAGGCCATGTTTCAAAGTCTAACATGTCTAATTCTTCAACAGTTACATTACTATTAATTATTGCCAAGTGTTTTAATTGATTTGTGAAAGACTGAAATTGTTTTAAATTGTTTTGAATAGTCTTTAGAAATACTGTGCACGTATAAATACAAAGACTTTCCAATGCTGGCATGTTTGCTTGAAAAATAGGCAGCACACTGTAGGATGTAAAAGACCTTAACGTATGAGCTTCTTGAATGCAAAACATGTCATTCAAAGAGTTGCAGCTGTTGTCCAATACAAGTTTTTGCGTATTCTGTAATGTTACGCTGTTGTATGTTACCCAAGGTTCCATTGTTGCAAATAATGTGTCGCATGATATTAACGATGTAACAACATTAAAATTTAAAGGTCCACAGCATCGAATAATGTTCCAATTGGGAATTTCTAAAAAAATGTTTTGCATAACCAAGAAAGAAGAATAATTCAATGTAAGATCCAAGGGTCCTCGTAACTTTATAATAAGTTTTAAATGCTTTAAAAATTGTTCCTTGTGGTTAGAGCACAAAGTTACCAACTGTTCTGTTTCGTACTCTGTTGATACGTCAAGGTATAACAATTTTAAAAAGCGCATTTGAAACGGCCATATCGGAGTCACATAATTTGTAACCATTGTAGGGCTCCAACTAAGACCATTCAAATCAAAGTGATTAGAACTAGGACACTGTTTAGCAACAAAGCGCCATTCTTGAGACAAACATTTCACAATTTTAAGTTCTGCTAAATTTAAAAAAGTTGCAATTGTGTTCTTGTCGTCAATTGTAAGTAGATCCATTGTAACACTTTTAAAATGATTTTTAAATTTAATCATTATTGAGTTTGAATTAGTAATATTTAAAATTTAAGTAAACGACCACCAATCCCCAGCTACATTGGGATTTGCTACATAGCTGTAATCAATTGTAAACATTCCATTCAGTCCGCAATAAGTGCCCCAAGAATTTACAAAAGTAAATTTTTTTGTAGTGCTATTATATCCAACAATACAAATTGCGTGTCCTCCTAGCAAAGAACCACTTGGATTCGGAACATTTCCAGTAATAAACACCGCATTTGTCATAAAATTTGAATAAACGTTTATAGCAGCCATTACAGGTTTCCCATTTTTTAAAAACGCTTCAATTGCAGTTGATTGAGCTTGCCAAGTTTTATATACTGCTAGTTTTGTCAAATTACTTGTTTTAGGCAAACCTGCAACATTTATGCTAGGTTGTGAAAAAACATGAGCAGCAGTGTAAGGCCACTGGGACTCTAAAGGT